TGAGCGTGTACACGCCACAGGGGAGGTATGGATAGGGGAATGCGCCTGCTTCCGGCTGCGCTCTGATCTGCCTGTCTTCAAGCCCGCTCGTCATGTTGTACTGCGGGATTGTGCCGCAGAACGTGTAGTAGAACCGCCAGTAGCCGGTCTCCACATGCACCGTCAGCTCTGTCGCTGCCTGCATCGTCAGCACGTAGGCCATGTGGCTGGGCTTGTGTGAACCGATGTACTTCCTCAGCGATTCCATGTTCACTTCTTCGTCGCCGTCTCCGCCCGTGATGACGATTCCGAACGTGTAGTCAGCAATGCCCTCTATCACGTTGACGGTTCTCCCCGTCACCGTTTCGAGGAACCGTTCGAGCCTGTACGGGGATAGCGGGTGCGGCAGCTCTCGCATCTGCACCACCGCCTGCCTGCGCTGCTCTGTCGTGCTTCCGGCTTGCGGTGTGATGCCGTATCGCTTCTCCCACAATTCCAGCATCCACGTCGCCGTTTCTGGGAACAGCTCCGTTTGCAGCGAGATAACCAGATCCCAAAACGTGTCCCACTCCCGGCCCATCGCCTCAAACGTCCACAGCCCGACGTAGCTGTTATCGTAGACCGGCGTTACCCTGTCCACCATCCGCTGTCCGGCTTCGCTTTGGAGGATGTCTTCTCTCAGGGTATCGCTCATGTGATGCTCGCCTCCACCGTCAGATTGATGGTGCCCGCAACCGGGTATTCGTCGAGGCTCACCTCAATGTTTTCGTTGCTTCCGTCGACCAGCAGGTTCTCATAGTCCACCACGCCGGTTGTCTTCGACAACGCTGCGCCAACCTTCGTCCACCTCAGCACTCCGTCCGCCATCGCTTCCTCGAACACCGGGGCGAGATTCGCCTTGAATGCCGCGACGATGTCCTCTACCGCCACGTCTACCTCTTTCACGATGTCCGCCGTGATCGTCAGGCTCATCACGCTCGCCGTCACCACCGTCAGCGTCGCTCCGATGGGTGCGAGGCGGCTCTGCCTGTCATCCGGGCTGATGATGTAGTTGTACACATTCGTCAGGATGGTGGATGTCGCCGGTGCGCCGTTCCTGTCCATGATGATGAGCTTCACGGTTCCGGGGCCGTCCCATTCCGGCACGACTATCGCGGTGCCAACTCCGTTGATTTCCAACGCCCACCGCCGGTAGTCCGCGTCGCATCCGACGAAAGAGCTGTCATTGTCCCGCTCTCTCTCCATGATGCGCTCCCTGAATGTATCGTCATCCTCTTCGTCGGTGCCGCCCACCGCCGCCAGCTCGTTCGTCACGCTCTCGATGTCTTCCAGCGGGTCAACCATCAGCGAGATGCTATCCGCCGACACGTTTCCGGCGACGCCCGCCTGCGTACACCGCACCGCGACCTCGCCTGCTCCGTTTTCGTCCAGCACCAAGTCTTCCAGCGTCGCAAACTCGATGTTTTCCGAGATGGACGTCGCTGCCGTCGCAAACAAAAAACCGGCTTCAATCAGCGTTCCGGCGGTGCCCGTGATCTTCACCGTCGCCTCCGCGTATGTCGCCGCTTTGCGTGTCAGGCCTACTGCCTCTCCGAGCTTGTCCAGGAACTCGCCTCCCGACCATTCCGGGAAAAAGAACTGCACGATCTGGTTGAGCACCTCCATCGCGTCCGCCTTTTCCATTGCCGTCGGCATCGTGAAGTCATAGGCGAATCCGCCCTCCGTTTTGTCTACGTTGTCGGGAATTACATCCAGCATCCTGTCGTGTATGGTCTCCACGTCCATATCGTTCAGAACTGCCGGGGGAGTATACGTCGTTGCGGTCTCCACGTCTCACACCTCCTATCCGCTCACCACGTTCATGTTCACGTCGAATGCGTCCCAATTCCGGGGCTTGATGATGAACGTGATTCCGAGTTCGTCTGCGCTCCAATCGTAATCGAATCCGTAAACCCTCTCCGTGCATGGGTGCTCCAACAGGGCCTCCGTGATCGTCCTTTCAAACGCAGACTGTATGGCTTTCCGCGACGGTTTCTGCATCGCCCCTTCCGCGTCTACGCCTGTATCGTCGTAGTATGCGTCGCAGGCCCATCGCTGTGTTTTCAGCATTTTCAGGCACCACAGGATGTAGTTGTCCCTGCCGTCCACCATGATGACGCGGTTCGCGCCGTCCCGAACGAAATCGCCGGTGTCGTAGTCGAACAGCGGGCCGGATTTGAGTGCCTGTTCATCCTCCGCCTCTTCGTACCATGCAGCCGGCACGTCGAAGGTCGGGAAAAGCTGATTCGCCATTCTGCCTCACCTCACAATACGCTCGACGCTTCGACCAGCACGTCGATTACCACCGCGTCGTTTTGTACCCACGCCACCAGCACCCTGTCGCCCTTCTTCAACGCTTCGTGGATGCCTACACTGTGGGAGTGGCTTCCGTGATCTCCGACCGACGCGCTGGATGTCGATGAACTGTGGCTTTTCAGGTGGCGGCAAACCTGATAATCGCCCTTTGGAATCGCTACCGGGAACGTGTTCGTCAGCAGCGAGCCGTTCTTCTGAATCTCACCGAAATCCAGCACGAGGTCTTTCGGGACCTGCTTGTTGGCCAGATTCTGCATCACGCCCGCCAAACGGCTGATTCCCGGCGAGTTGTCGCCCTTGCTCATCGCGCTTCCACCTCCATCTGCATTGTTCCCGCCGTGGCGTTGTGGCTGATTCCCTTGACGTAGAAGTAATCCTCCACGTTGTCCGTGGCGATGTGTATCACGTCGCCCTTGCGAATCCACGGCGCGTCCGGGGCCTGTACGGTGAACGTCCGCTCAGGCTCGCCCTTTTCCTTGAGCAGTTCCTTTGCTTCCTTCTTCGCGTCCTTCAGCTTCGCGCTGCCGCGAGACTTGACTTCCTGCAAGATGCCGTATTCTGTCTTCCCGTTCAGGGTCGCCTCGACCTTTGGCCTGCCCTTCTTGTCATCCTTGCCGACCACCACCACGCGGGTCACGAGGTCGGTCATGCTGTACCTGTCCTTCGATGCGATCATGTTGGAATCTGCCGTGAAGCTCCACACCTCCGTGTTGGCTCCCTTCTTCACGATGTCGCACTTGCCCTCTCTGGCCCTGATGACGCCCTTCGTGGACGATTCCTTTCCTGCCGCCTCGACGGTCTCCGTCAGCATCGCGCTGATGGTCTTATTCTTGTACACGATTTTCGGGTGCGTGATCGACGGGCCGTTGAATGTCCCCATCGTCACTCCCCACGATTTGAGGATGTCCGAGCAGACGGCTTTCGTCTTCTTTCCCTTCGCGTAATACTTGCTGTCCTTACTCTTTTGCAGGTAGTACAGCATGTCGTAGCAGGTCAGCACGATTTCGTCATCGTGGATTTGGCTGTGCTCCCACACCCAAACCGTTCCCCGGAACGCTTCCTTGCTGCCCTCGCCCGCGTCGTAGTAGATGTACATCTGCGAGCACAGGGAGAGGACGGAAGACAGGCGCCCACCCTCGTATGGGATGTCTCTGAGCGTCAGGTTCGCCCGCATGGAGAGCTCTTTTTCATTCTCTTCCCACGCGATGTTCTCCGCTGCGCCGTCAAGAATAATCTGTGACCCATTCGAGAGCATGGCAACCGCGCTGTAAGTTATCTTCGAGAGGTCTACCTGCGCCATGCTTCCGTCTCCCTTCTTGCTACTTCTTCTTGACAGCCTTTGCGACCGCGCCAACCACCTTTGCGACCGTGACCGCGACCTTCACCGCTTTCTTCGCCGTGTTAATCAGCTTCGTGCTGGGCTTGCTGATGACGAGGCTCTTCTTCGTCGATGTGTTACTGGTGCTGCTTGTCGCCGTCGTTTTCTTCGAGGATTTGCTCTTGCTGCTCTTCTTCTTTTTCTTCTTCGACTTCTTCTTCTTTTTCTTCTTTCCGCTGCTGCCCGTGTCTTCCGGCTCATCATCATCCGATTCGACAGCAGGCGGGGCCGGTACGGTTTCCACGTACAGCTCCCTCCGCTGCGTCAGGTTCAGCGTGTACGATACGTTGTCCACGCCGTAGTGCTCGAATACGAAACTCTCGATGAACACATCCGCGTTGATCGTCGTTTCCGTCACCAGCAGCGTCAGCGTCTCGCCGTTCGCCTCCCACGTGTTCAGCAGCTCGACGATTCGGTTCGGTTCCTGCCAGTCGAACACGAAAGACACATCCTTCATGCTCGCGCCGGGGAACACGCCGTTCCACGACACGCCGGTGAGCGCGGTTCCTCTCGGTATCTTCGCTTCGCCCAGCTTGATGATCTGGAAAGACAGGGGCAGCGCCCCTGTCTTCACGTTGATTCGGTCTGGCAAGAGCGGGAAACGCAGGCATTCCCCACTCGACTTCGCCGTCAGGTAGATGTCCATCCGTTTCCCTCCCCTTAGACCATGTTCGATACAATGTCTTCCAGTTGGTCGGCAATCGCGCCGCCGAACAGCTCCGCGAGTTCTCTCTGCTTCTCTTTGAGCTTGTCCAGTATATCGTCTGCGCTGCTGCCGCCCTCGATCTGGAAGGTCGGATTGGCTTCCACGGAAATCGTGAACGTGTTTCCGCCTCCGCCGGTGTTGCCTCCGCCTCCACCTACCGGGGCAGGTTTCGGGGTCGGCGTGTCATCGTCCAAGAACGCCGCGTCCGGCAGACCTTCGAGCACGTTCCCGTAAGGCTCCATGATGCCGCCCTCTGCAAACTCCGCGACGCCCAGCATCTCGCCTGCCTGCAACCACAGGTCGATGCCCCTGTTCCGGCGCTTCGACCCCAGCGGGATGATCGCTTCCGGGCCATCCTCAGCTACCCACGACAGGAATGCTCCGTCGAAGATGCCGCCGTTCGCGCTCTTACCTGCGTTGTTGTAGGTGTTGTTATAGGTGTTATTGATGGTATTGTTCGTTACTGTCGTTGTTGCCGTCGTTCCATCGAGATTCTGCAGTGCTGCTTTGAGCGAATCCACGCTTGTCTTCGCTCCACTCGCCTTGCCTGTCAACGCCATAAACGCCGTCTGAGCTGCGTCGAGCGAGAACGAGGAGAGGTCTGCGTTTTTGAGCTGGTCAATCGCATCGCCGATCTCGTTCAGGCTTCCGATGTCCTGCCCGCCGATGGCTTCAAGCGCGGTATTGATTGCTTCGAGCGTAGCCTTGCCATCTGCGGAGGCTGCGTAGGCTTGCTGCTCTTCTGCGCTCATGTTCCCGTACTGTACAGCCGTCTCACGTACCTGCTCCTGAACCTGCTGCATCACTTCCGCTTTCGCTGCGATGTCCGCGATGTCAACCGCCTGCGTTTTATCGCTTTCGTCGATGTAGTCGGTCTGCGCGTTCAGTTCATTCAGCGCCAGCACAGCATCATTGAACAGTTGCCTGCCCGCTTCGTCGAGCGTCGCGTAGCTCTGCGCCAGCTCTTCGAGGCTGTACCCGGCGAGGTCTGTACCGTTAAACATCTGCCCTTCCATGAGCGCCTTTTCATTTTGGTACAGCTTCACGAGGCTTTCGTTTTCGGTTGCAGCCTTCCCTTGCGCCGCTTCCTTTTCGCTGCGATACCACGCTTCGTTATCAATCCAGTTCTGCGCGTCGATTTTTCCGTTCGTCGTTTCGAGCCATCCGAATTGTGGCGCGGTTTCTGCCCCTGTGATCTCTTTATACTTGTCTTGCAGGCCCCAAATTCCCGGCTTATAGGTTTCCTGTTCCCACAGGTCGTAGGCATCGGAAGTAATCTCGCCTCTTCTTTCGCGAGCTTCCATGTTGTCGCGCTCTTGGTTGAGTTTCTGCCTGTCGAGTTCGAGGTCTCCGAGAGCTTTGACTATGTCTCCAAAGTGAGTTTCCCGCTCTTCCGCTGCTCTTGCCGCCGCTTCGTATTGGCTGCGAGCGGTCATCGCTTCATCCTTCCGGGAGCGCTCTTCTTCGACCTCGCCCTGCAGTTTAAGCAGGTCTACGTCTGCCTTTTTCTGCAAATAGGCTTTCGCTTCGTCCTCAGTCCATTTCCCGGTTTCAAGGTCTTCCGCCGTGAACGCGCCTCCGCTGAGTTCAGCCAGATGTTCGTACAGTTGTTTGAGCTGTTCGTTGTACGCTTCGAGGTCTGCCGTTTTCAGGCCCTCTGCCGAGAATTGGAAGTCCAGCACGACGTTCGTGTCGCTGATCTGCTGCATCAATCCGGCGATCTTTTCCAGCTCCGCAACTGTGAGGCCTGCGTCGTTGAGGTCTGCGTTGATCTCCGCCCGCTTGTCTTCAAGCCCGTCGTACTCTTCCTTGATGTTTCCGAGCTGTTCTTCCGTCAAGCTTTGCCCGCTCAGCATCAGCGTGATGGCGGCTTGCTGATCTTGGAGTTCCGAGTATTCCGCCGTCATCTCTGCGAGCTGTTGCTCTGTCAGTCCGCCCTTCGCCATCTCTATGTCGAGTTCTGCCTTGCGGTCTTGAATCTGCTGTAAGGTTGTTTTGTACTGCTCAACCTCTTCCGGGGTGAGAGACGAGCCTGCCAGCACGAGTTCGATCTCCGCTTCGCGGGACTGGATGCCCTCCAGCTCTTCCATGTAGTTGTCGATGGTCTCATCGTCCAGTTCAGTGCTTGCCATGACGGTTCTGATCTCTGCCCTGAGCGTTCCGATGTCGGAAAGTTTCTGCTGGATAGACTGGATTCCGAGCATCGTGAAGCCATACCCTTCCAGCTCTGTGATGATTTTGAGCCTGCCGGTCTTTGTCTTAACTTCCTTTTCGAGATCGCAGGCTTCCTTGAATTCTTCCGGGTCTACTCCGAGCTTCAGGAGCGCCTCAGTCAACGCGCCGTATGCCGTATCAACCTCTTCCTTGAGGCCTGTGAGCTGCGTGAATTGATCTTCCGTCAATCCAGAACGCCTCAACGCTTCCGTGTATGCTCCACTTGCGGTATCGACTTCCGATTTCAGTCCGGTCAATTCCTTGAACTGGTCTTCCGTCAGGCCGACGCGCCGCAGTGCTTCCTTGAACTCTCCGCTTTCGGTTCCTACTTCTTCGCCGAGCGCAACCAGATCCTTGAACTGGTCTTCCGTAAGGCCCGTGCGTTTCAATGCTTCCGTAAATGCTCCGCTTGCCGAGCTTACCTCTTCCGCGAGTTCGGTGATTTCGAGGAAATCGTCGTAGCTCAGGCCAAACTTCGCCAGTGTCTCCATCAACACGCCGGTCTTCGTATCCACGGCTGCTGCGAGGTCGGTGATGAGCTGCACGTCTTCTTCATTGTCGATTCCGAATTTCAGCAGCGTCGCAGAGATTACGAGTTTCGGGTCTTCCAGCGCGGACAGTTCTTCAAACAGCCCTCGGATTTTGTTCGCGTCGGCGGTCAGCGCGTCGAGCTTGCCCTGAATCTCTGCCCGCGTCTCTTCCGTCGCGCCTGCCAAATCCGCTTTGAGCTGCTGAATTGTGTTCGCGTTCGCCTGCTGTGGATTGGAAATCTTGATCTTGACTTCCTTGATCTCTTCGATGGTGCTCATCGCGTCGTTCACAGCTCTGGCACTCTCTCTGTATTGCTGCGCTGCCTTTTCGCCTGCGTCCGCGAAGTGGAGCAGTTCCTGTTCTTGCTGCTGTTGTGCTCTGTTGTAAGCGATCACGCCGATGGTAACCGCTGCCAATGCTGCCGCTGCAACCCAGCCCCATACCGGGATGGCTGCGATAGCTGCTTTCAACCCTCCGAGCATCGACGCGGCGCTTCCTGCGCTTCCTGCCGCCGACGCAGCCGAAGCGCCTACTGCTCCGAGGCTGGACGTCGCCGCCGGTGCCGCCTTTGCCACTCCGCTAAAGGCGATCTTTACCATGCTGATGTCCTTCGCAAGGCTCAGGGCCGTGCCGCCTGCGCTGATTCCGAGGTAGCCGAGCAGCCCGGTTTTCAGGAATCCGGGCATCTCCCCAAAAAGCCCTTTCAGGTCGAATGCCTCCATGAACGCGGTGACAAATTCCTTCGCGGCCTCCGCGCCTGCTTTCGCAATGCCGGTGATGTTCAGGCCATCGAAGTCGATGTCTTCGCCTTTCAGCGCCGCAAAGATGCCGGTGATGATTCCGTGGTACAGCTCTCCGAGGCTCTTTCCCATCTTTCCGACGGCGTTGAGGATGGCCTGCTGCCCGCCTCCGTCCCACCATTTCTGGAAGGGTTCGGCGATGATCTTGTCCCATGCAACGAAAAACTTACCGGCGAATCCTTCCGCGTTTTGGAAGTCCGAGCTATCGAATACTCCGCTGATGAACTTTTTAAGTTGCTTCGCCTTTTCGAGGCCGGTTTTCAGCATCCCTTCGAGCTTCGCGGTGACTTCCGGGATTTTGGCAGTAACCCACTGGACGGCGCTCCGCAGGTACGGGTTCAGCTCTTTCATCAGGCTGATCTTCATGCCGTCCACCGCGCTCTGCAGTAGCGTCAGGTCGCCTTCAAGGTTGTCGAGCTGGATTTCCGCCATTTCCTGTGCTGCGCCTTTGGAGTTGTAGATGGATTCGCTCAGTTCGTCGAACTTGTCGATGCCCTGATCGAGCACGGCCAGCCACGCCGTGGATGCGTTCTTCCCGAACAGGTCATCCGCCAGCGCGAGCCGTTCCTGATTGCCGAGCTTCCCGAATGCGACGGTGAGTTCGGACATGATCGTCCGCATGTCCTTCATGTTGCCCTTGCCGTCATCGAAGGAAATGCCGAGTTTCTGCATGGCCTTCGCTGCCTCCGCCGTCGGGCTTGCCATGCGGAGCAGGGCAGTCCTCAGCGCGGTGCCTGCGCTGCTGCCCTTGACGCCTGCGTTCGCCATCATGCCGGTCAGCGTGGCGACGTCTTCAATCTGCATCCCGAATGCTTTCGCTGCCGGGGCCGCATATTTCAGCGTCTCGCCCATCATGCTGATGGTGGTGTTCGTGCTGGTAGCGGTTCGTGCGAACACGTCCGCTGCGCGGGTCGCCTCTGACGCGCTCATGCCCATCGCCGTCATCACGTCCGAGACGATGTCCGCCGACGTTCCGAGGTCGGTGTTGCCCGCCGCCGCGAGCTGCAACAGGCCGGGCATGGCCTCGATGATCTCATTGGTCTCCCAGCCGGCCATTGCGAGGTACTGCATTCCCTCCGACGCCTGCGTTGCGGTGAACTTCGTCGTAGCGCCAAGCTCTTCCGCTGTCGCGGTCAGGCGCTGGAATTCCTCTTCCGTCGCGCCGGACAGCGCCTTGACATTGCTCATCCCTGCGCTGAATTCCTTGAACGTGCTGATGAAGCTGCCTGCGCCGAGACTGATTCCCGCCATCGACAGCGTCATCACAATCGGGCTGGTAATCAAGTCCTTTATCTTTCGGAATGGGGCCGTCACCATGTCCGTCATCTTCACCGCGACGCGCCATGCCTTTTGCGTCAGCCCCTTCACGGTATTTGCGATGTTACGCAGAGCGGGAGAAGCCTTGTCCAGTGCCTCCATGATGAGCTGCAGCTTTTCCTTGAAAGCCTGCCGCAAGGTTCTCTCGCTCTTCTCGACCCTCTGCGTGAATTGGTCTACGTTGTTGGATGCCTGCGTGAACGCGCTGCCGGATTCATGTCCGGCCTGCTGCGCCGCGTCTCCAACATCCTCGTATGCGTCCGCCGCCTCGCCGACGGAATCTTCGAGCTCTTCCGCTGCCTGTCCCGCTTCCTGCGCTGCCGCTTCGCCCTCCGAACCGGCTGTATTGGCTGCGTTTCCCACGTCCGTGAAAGCCTGCGCCGCCCTGTCTGCGGCAGTGTCTATCTGCCCGATGGCCGACGCCGCCCTGCCAGCTCCGCTTGCCGCTTGATCGAACACGCCCTGCGCCGCAGCTCGGTCTTTCTGGAACGCGCTGTAGATTTTATTCAGCATGCTTTCAAGCTGCTGCAATTCTCCCATATTGGCGTTGCTCGTAACATCAATCGGGATTTCAATGCGGAAATCCGACACGCTTTATCGCCTCCTTGAACGCTGCGCCGCCTGCGCTGCTCTTTGTCTCTCGCGGGCAGCGGCAATCTGCTCCGCCTCCGCTTCTATCTGGACTTCCATTGATTTCAGCAGAAACGTGCGGATGAAGCGCGGCTTACCCATCACTTCGTCCGGGGGCATCCCCGTTTTCTGGAAGATGTAATGGAGCAGCCGCGCTTTCCCGCCAGCGAGTATCAGTTTTTTACGGTCTCTTCGTAATCGTCATCGTCATCGTAGCCGCTCAGCCGCTCGATGCGCTCCACGATGGCCTGCTTCTTCCCGGCGTAGGGAATCAGCTTGTCCACCATGTCGGTGCCCGTCACGGCGTTCACCGCCGCCCACAGGCGCTTGTTGTCCCACAGCTTCGCCTTGTCTTCGTCCACCGTCGCGGTGTAGATCAGGTCGCTGTGGTAGCCGGTGGTGTTCGTGCTCTCAGGGAGCCTCATGCCGCCCAGCCTGCGATTCTTGCTGTACTTCGTGTTCCGCTCCCTGCACTTGTCCCATTCCTTCTCGCTCAGGGGCCGCACCCGGAAGTTGAACGTGGTTTTGCCGAACAGCACCGTGATGGTCTCCACCCTGTCATCGTGCTGCCGCTGGTCGGTGAGTGCTTTCAGGATTTCGTCTTCGTTGAACAGCAGTTCTTCCTTGATTTCCTGCTCCGTGACCGGGGTGCCATCCTCATGAAATTCCGTGTTCTTAGCCATCCTCTTGTACCATCCTTTCAGAATTGTGTGTTAAACGCGATTAAACGCCCACAGGACGGCTTTGGCTCCGTCCCGTGGGTGTTTGCTTTGGTGAAGCCCGAACCGGCTCAGAGGCCGAATCAGGTGTTCCTCAGCAGGGCCTGCAGCTCCGGCGGCTTGTTGACGATGAAGCTCCACGGCCTCTTGTACAGCTCGCCGACCTGCATGTTCTGGATGTCGATGTTCCCGTCCGGCACGCAGTCGCGGTACACGACCTGCTCTTCGCTGCCGTCGTAGGGGCTGCGCATCATGCCGCGGAACGTCCACACGGGCATCCTGTGCTGGCTCAGGCCCTCCATGAACTCCTGGAAGAACTTGCTGTCTTCCACGATGATCTCGCTGAACGTCAGCGTCACGCGGTAGCTGGTCATCGCGCCGTGTTCCTGCGCGTCGCCCAGCGGCTGGAACGTCGCGTTGGTGATGGCGACCTGAGACTGGAAATTCTCCGTCGAGACGAGCATGGTGCCGTCTTCGCTGTACAGAGCGCCGTCTTTGCCCGACATAACCTTGCGGATGTCGGAGACCGGGGAAGTGTTAAGTACGCTCATTGGTCTTTACTCCTTTCTGCCTTAGTCCTCCGAGAAGTGGAAGCGGTACACGAGGTACACCTTCTCGATGCTGTCGAGGTCGAGGATGTTCAGGATGAACCACGCGCTATCGCCCTTCGCCGGGTTGCTCGTGTCCTCAACACAGGAGCCGCTCTGCAGCTTGCCCTCCGCGATCATCGCGTTGATGACGCCGTTGGCGATGGCGATGAAGGTCGCCCGACCATTCGCGTCATTGTTGACGGCGCCGATGATGTTCTCCGCGCTGCTGTTGATGCGGGTGATCAGCTCGAAGCGGGTCTTCGTCCGCCTGATCTTCTTCCAGCCGGCATCCTGATTCGTGCTCAGGGTGACGAGGGTGTTGATGCCCTGCTCCACCCATACCGCGCCGGAGCTGGCGACGGTAAACACGATGCAGCCGCTCTGCAGCGCGTTCACGACCTGCGTGTTGGTCAGCGGGCCGACAACCTCCGTCGCGCCGGGCATGACCTTGTGGGTCACGCTGTCGTTGCAGGGCAGGTACGCGATGTAGCCCGCCAGCACCGCCGCCGCGTTGAAGCCCTCGTACACGTCATCGCCGACCTTGAAGCCGTTCAGGCAGTACACGACGTTCTCGCTGTTCATGCCCGCCGCCGCCGCTTTCCGGGTATCGAAGGACACGGAGGTGAGCTGTCCGATGACCGCGATACCCATCAGGCCCGCGTCATTGGCGCGGCTGATAAAGGCTTTCAGCAGCGCGTGGATGGCGACGTCATTCGTGTCGATGCAGATGGTGTTCCACGTGGAGGCTTCCAGCACCACGAAAGCCGCATCGTAGTCGGTGCTGGTGATCGTGGGGGAAACGCCCGCCGTGGTGAAGGTGGCCTGCGCCACCGCAGCCATCAGGCCGTTGCCAGTCGCAACCTTCGTCGCGGTGACTACCGCTGCTTCGCTGCTGTTGATGGCCGCGACCAGCGCATCGACCTCGCCCGCGCTGCCCTTCGCAAACGTCACCTTGCACAGCTCCGTGGTGCCGCTGTAGATGATGCATTCGCGCTCCGTGCTCACGCTCAGGCTGTCCTTGATGGTGACGCTCAGGTCGCGGGTTCCGGCGTACTTCGCCGTCAGCGTCACGACGTTGGCGGGGGTGCTGGCGGTGTCCTGCAGCGTGATCGCCGCTTTGGTGCCGCCGGTGCCGACGCGCACGGCCTTGATCTGGGATGCGCCGCCGAGGAAAATCTTGTTCAGGATGGCGACGTTGCTGTTGCTGCCGGAATCGTCGCCGAACGCCGCCGGGATGTCAGCCGGGGAATCCAGCGTCACGATCTCGCCCAGCGGACCCCAGTTCGCCTGAAACGCCACAGCGACAATGCCGTTGGACGCGCCAGAGATGTCCACTCCGCCGCCGTTTTCCTGCCGGAAATAGATGCCCGGACGGACTTTGGTTTCGCCTGCGGTGAATCTTCCGCTCATGTTAGTTTACCTTCCTTTCCGCAAATTCCTTGATGATCTTCTTCGCTACCGCGAGGGTGCAACGCTTGATACCGTTGTACTCAAACGCCGCCGTAGCGATGTCCACGCTGTAGCCGAACAGGGCCGGAGCGTTCGCAGCGATTTCCGCCACGTCGTATTCCTCTTCCTGCACGACAGGGGCCTCGACTTTCTTCTCAGCCATCGTTTTCACTCCCTTCTAATCCTCGCCACCCGGTTTCTTGTCTTCGCCGGGTGTCGGGTACTCATACTTGTACCCCTGACTGGTGCCTCCGCCCACGTCCGCCTCGATCTCTGCCTCGAAAACCTCTCTCGGAGGGTTGACAGGGTATGCCTTGTTCAGCACGTCGCCCGTCCACTTGTTCCTGAGGTGCGATTCCGGCTGCAGCAGCCCGAAATATCCCGTGGCCTTGATCTGGCCCGTGGTGATGTAGTTCATGTGCGGCTGGACGGTGAAGGTTTTCAGGAACAGCGGCGATGTGTCTTCCAGCGTGATATGTCCTATCAGCGCGTGGGCCGTGTTGAGCTGGACGAGGTTGTAAAGCCTGTCCGCCGCGTTCCTGCAATACACATGGCACTCCACGGCAATGTTCATCCATGTGTAGGCGAAGTGCTGCCGTTCCTTTCCCTGCGCTGTCAGCCGCCAGTAGATCGCGGGCTTTTTCCTTGTCGGTACGAGCCATCCGTCTATGGTGTCTTCGCCTATGACAACCGCGTTCGGCAGCACTTCCTTCGTCCATGCGTTGAGGCCCTTGATCGGGTCGGGGTACATCGTGTACTGGCATGGACACGCCGTTACGTCGAACAGGACGGTTACGCCGACTGTGCGTACCGTTTCTTCCTGTTGCTTCTTTATCTCGAATGCGTCCGATCTCACCCACGCGAAGCAGTATGCGAAATCGTCCGCCTGTGCAAAGGTGGCATGGAGGAGTTCGCGCAGTCTGGCCTCGATGTCTTCCGGCTCTGCGCCAACCTGTGTATCGCACCAAACATTGACCGTCAGCACTCCGCTCGTATTCCTCGCCGGATTCTCCACCATGTCAAGCGTGTAATCGATACGCGGGTACTGGATTTCACTCTGCCACCTCGCGTTCTCTGCCGACGCTGGGCGCTGGTAAAAGACTGCCGCTCCGCCGTTGTACGTCGCCGTCAAGGCTATCAGCCTTTCATCGTTTCGCAGGCGGCGATATATCATCTGGTACAGTTCCATGCGCTTTCCTCCGTGTTAGATACTGATGTGCCACGGCTCTTGGTAGATGGCTTCGATCTCTGCCTGCGCTGCGTCGATGATCGGCTGTCGGAACGGTCTCGCTGCCATCTTGCTTGTGCCCTCTTCGAGGTAGTTCGCATAGAAAGCATTGGACATGATTCCGGGCAGGTGCGCGTCGTTCGTCAGCGGTGTGAAGCTGGTATCCCTCAGGTGCCCGCTCCAATTCGCCGGTGGTGCACCGGGTGCGGATGCCTGATGGCTTCCGTACCGCCTGCCGCCGCCCTGCCCGCGCAGGACTTCGTTCTTCGCGTTCAGCAGCGCGTTCGCTGCCCTCACAGCTCTGCTCGGCAGCTCCGCCTCTACCTGCGCCTGTACCTTTGCGGGTATGCCGGTGATGTCAATTTTGAAGCCCATTGACGTCGCCTCTTTCCTCGCAGTAGTACGTCGTGAACACGCTCATCTCTCCGTGGTCTTGCACTGCCTGTACTCGGAAGAATCGGGTTTCCTCTTCGCCTTTCAGCAGTGCGAATATGTCGTTTTCCTTCGCTGCCGGCATCCCTGTGTGGAAGATGGTGTGTGTGACCGTCACTCCCATCTGCCCGTACCGCTGCTGTTCTTCCGGCTTCGCCACCGACAGGATGCAGCGCCGCTCTCCGATCTTCTCCGGGGTTCCGATTCGTTCACGGCCTCTGTCACTCGTGGAGGTCTCCGCCCTGTAGATGTTGAACAGCTTTGGAAAGGCTTCCGGCCTCTTCATCCCGATTGCGCCGTAACGCATCACGGGTCTCCCTCTTCGTAGTCCGGGTACGGCGGCTGGACATACGGCGATTTCTGCATTCCTCTGTGGAAGTAGTGCCCGCCGTCGCTGCTCTGTACGCTCTCGCTTACGGCTCCCGATACCGGCAAGCTCGCCTCGATTGCAGCTTCCTTCTCCAGCTTGTCCCTGAGCTTCATCCAGCGGTCTGCCCGCTGGGAGAGGTCGAAGGATGTCCCGTCGTTCTTCCAGTTCGTCTCGTAGCTCAACCTCATGCACACCGCATCCGCGAGCTGGAACAGCTTCCGCTTCCATCTCGCCGTTGTGCTGAGGATGGCTCCGATCTCTTCGTCCGACAGGTAGCAGCTCTCCGCTTCGCCCTCGACGGCGATGTCTCCGAGTTCAAACCTTGCGCGGCTCACGCTCTCCGTTGCGATCTCCGCCGGGTTGTAGGTGTATGTCGCCATTCCTTACTTCCCGCCCTTCTTCGCGGGCTGCTTCTTCGCTGCCGTGGCATCCGCGTTGTTTAACGCCCGTTTATCGCCCTCAGAGCCGTTCTTCCTGCCGGTGCTGGTATTCGTGCCAGTCTCCGCTTTCGGAGGCTCAGGAGGTGTATCAGGGACGCTCTCGATGGTGCCGTACTTGACGAGCGTCCTCATCCGGCTGCTGTCGACCAGCTCTTCCGGGATTTCGTCCCCGACGTAGAACTGCCTGCCGCCGAACTTGCACGGCCTCTTTGCCTTGATCATTGCGCTTCCCCCTTTCTGGAAGAATTGAAAAGTCCCCACTAGTCTCCCTTTGCACCCATAAGCAAAGGGAGCAGGTGGTCAGTCTGCTCCCTCGCTGTGCATCCGCTCATGGGCGAGGGTGACGCCCTTGCAAGGAGGTGCAACAAGCGGCTGCGCTTATAGCGCGGGGTAGGTGCGTCTGTTAGGCCACGCAGTCCTTCAGGAACACGCCCAGCTCATTGCAGATGATCTTGGGAGTGTAGCTGCACAGGCCCTCGATGAACTCGGTGTGAGTGCCGGGTTCGCCCTCCCACTGATCGAACGCGAGGTACTGCCCGTTGCCGAGCATATCCCACGCGAACGTGTAGCCAGCGGAGGCTTCGTCCACGGACGGGGTCGGGTTGCTGTAGCACAGCAGGGCACTCTTCGGGTTGCAGATGAAGTCCATATCGGTGGTGCCGATAGCGCCCTTGTTGTAGGTGCTGTTCAGCACGACCACGCGCTCGATCTCCAACAGCTGCGCCAGCACGTTCGTGTTGATGGTCGCGGGGTTGGCGGTGGAGCCGCTGTACTTCACGCGGTCGAGGATGTCCGGGTTCTGCTTCAGGCCCTCGTAGGCCTCGACGCCCAGCGCCAGCACGTTCGGGCGACGGCGACCTTCCTTCATCATCGCGGTGCGCAGCCCGCCGAAGAAGGAGATGGCGTCGAAGTTGGAGTTGTCGAACTGCCAGAACTCGTTCGTGCTGGGGGTGGTGGCCTTGCCAGTCCACTCGTTCGTCCAGATGCCGCTCTTGAAGTAGGCCTCCGCGAAAATCCTGTCCATGTGGAGCTTCATCTGCTCCGTGGCCAGACGCACCTTCGCCCTGCGCGGGTCGTTGATGCCGGGGGTGTTGCTGCGGGTGTAATCCTGCGTGGCGATCTGATCGAGACCGATGATGACCTGATCGACCTCGCAGGTGTAGGTATCGGTGTCGTGCCCGAACACCATCGGCGTCACCTTGCCGAACTCAGGCTTCCGCTGGACGTTGTCGCGGGCCAGGTCGCCCTTGTCGAAGATGTAGTACAGGCCGGTGCTCAGGCCGACGGGCAGGATGGGGAAGATGAACGGGCTGACAAACCAGTCATCCGGCTGGAACTGCGCCACGCTCATGTTGGTGAGGTACATATTCGGCTTCCATCCGTTGCTGATGCTCTTGGCGATGGAAGCAGTGCTCTTCGCTCTCATGTTGTTCTATTCTCCTTTCTCCGCTGCTCTTAGGAAGCAGGTACGATCAGGGTGTGCATGATGAACACCTCAACCGGCTTGCCGCTGGCGGCATCCGCGAGGGCCACGGCCAGCACCTGCAGGCCGGCAGTCGCCTTTTTTAGGGTGCCGTCGGTGTGCGCCATCAGAACGTCGCCGCGCTTGATGGTTTCGCCCGCAATGCCGAGGCAGATGTCCTTGATCTGGATGTTCACGCGGCCACCGGCTGCGATGTCCGCCGAATCCGCCAGCACGATGCCGATGGCAAGGTCGCCGGAGTTGGCGGGCAGGATGACCTTGCCGCTGCTGTTGAGCGCCACGGCCTTCATCGCCGGAGCGGTCAGCGCGGCGTTCGCCTCACCGTAGATGGTAGGGGACTGATTGATTGCATGGGTCAGGTAGCTCATATTCTTTCTCCCTTCCGCCGCTTCTTACTTGCGGCTCTTCTCGTAGGCTTCGAGCAGGTCGGGATGGTCGATGCAGGCCTTGTCGATGGCCTGCGCGTAGGTCATCCCGCTGTTGCTCTTGACGATTTCCTGCGCGGCGACCTCGATCTTGCCCCACGCATCGTCGGTTTCGCTGCCGCCGTTGCCGCGCTTGCCGATCTCGCCGAACACACCGCTCTTCTCGACGGTCTGCACGGCGCTGTCCAGCACGGCGATCATGTCCGCGTAAGCGGTGCCGCCAGCGGCTTTCAGGCCTTTCAGCACCGGGGCCAGCTCTTCCGGCTTCTTCCCGATGATGGTGTAGCGCTTCGCTACCTCCATGATCTCACGCTCTTCCGCGTCTTCGCGGAATTTGCGCAGGGTCTCGATCTCCGCCTTGACAGCGGGGTTCAGGCCCTTGTAGATGTCATCGCCGCCGGGTTCCTCCGTGGTGTCCACGGCGTTGGCCTGCGCCTGCTGCGCGGTGGCCTGCTGCTCTTCCTCAGCCACGCCGTAACGCTTCTGCAGGTCTTCGAGCTGCGTCCGCTCTTCCGGGGTCATGGATTCCGTATTGAATTTCATGTCAATCTCTACTCCTTCCTGATGGGTCTTCTCCACCGTGTCGGTGGTGTCTGCCGGGGTCTGTTCTTCCTGCGCGGATTCCGCCGGAGCTTCGGACGTGGGCTGCTCACCTGCTCCCTCATTGCCATTTTCGCCCTCTTCGCTCTTGCTGACAGCCGTGCCGTTGAACATCCCGGCTATATCGGTTTTGATCGCTTGCGCGGCCTGATCTGCCGTCTCGACGATCATACCGGCTTTCTGTTCGTCGGTGAGCTCTTCGTCGCCGACGATGGAGCGGAGGCTGTCGCCCAGCGCATCGCTGATGCGGTATATCCGCTCAAAGGTCTTTCGTGCGCCGTCGATGGATGCGAATGTCTTCGCTTCCTTCTCCACCTCTTCGTCCCCTTTGGGGGACAGGTGGAACATCTTTGCGACGGCCTGCCCGATTCGCGCAAAAAAAGCAGTGTCATTGCTGACCTGCTCTTCGATGGTTTCCTGGGCCTCTTCTTCGTCCGCCCTCTTTGCGAGCTTGATGTGTGCGTGCTGGTTCGCGCCCTGATCTACGACGCTCACGCTCTTGATCTTCAAGTCGCGGAGGACGGTTGGCCCTTTCTTATTCCTGCTCATCGCCGTTTTCCTCCGTTTCTCCTACCGGCGTTCGTGTAGCCTCTCCCTCGATGCTGAACATGCTGTAGGTGCCGTCTTTGACCTTCTCCCAAACTGCATCGTCTGTGATTTTCAGGCCCAGCCACCACCCGCTGGGGAGCGTCCCTTCCGGGATCCCCATCGCTTTCAGCTTGTCCGGCGTGAAGACCACGCTCTCGACGAGTACGCCGATGCCTCTCCGCTGGTGCATCTCTCCACCGTCCCGGAAGAACAGCACGTAGTTGTACACCGCGTCCTCCAGTTCTTCGATTTCGAGGATGTCCCGCTGGTAGTCTTCGACGGTTGTCCCGTCGGCGAGCGCCGCTACCGACGCCCATCCAAAAACCATGTGCCGCTCATCGTCCGCTTTGGCTACGGAAAAGAGCCGCCCTTTTTCGGGGTCGGCTCTCGGCTGCTGTTGGTAGAATTTCGCAAAGCTATGATCTTTCATCGCTTCTTCTCCCTTCTCAGTTGATGCTCGCCTGCTGTCTGTACCAAACGTACACATCGTCAAGGTCGTTCAGCATCTCGCTGACTTCCGTCCGGAGCGACGGCCTGATGCGGGCCTCGAACTGCTCCATCGTCAGCTCTGTCAGCGTGATGTCCCAATTCAGCTCTTTGGCGCGGAAAACTATCCCGTCGGCCAGGTTCTTTTTCACCTTGCCGGGGAGCAGGTGCCCGCGCTCTGCGCCCAAATCAAAATAGAACAGGCTGATCTCCCCGTCATCGTTGTCGATGAACGCCTTGATCGCTATGGTTGGTACGGTCTCTTCGTTGTCTCTCAGGTTGAGCTTCCTTGTGCGGTCTTCGATGTCCACCACATAGGGCTTGCGTCTGTCCAGCATTACACCATGCCGCCTCCCACCTTAATCAGAGTTTCCAGCCGGATTCCGTTGATCTGGGAGATGCCGACTGAGTGCAGCCTGTCGATCAGGGCTTGCCTGTCCTTCGACGGTACGCGCACCTCCGTCAGCGTGTCCATTGGCAGCGTCTTTCGGAAACACAGCTCATTCCGCTTCTCGTAGTATTTGCTGGTTGCCTTGAAATGAGCTTCCGTTCCCAGCCTGCTGCTGAAATCTCCCATTTCTGTCGTTCCGAACTTGTCACCAGTATAAGCGAACCAGTCTGTTCTTTCAAGCGCCTTTGTGTCGAACACGAAAACGTAATCCCCGAACCACTTGTACCGGGGTTCGTTTCCGACCTGATTGTTGAACACGATTCGGGTGAAAACGCTGTCCGCGCCGCCGGTGCCGATGTCGGACATCGAGCTTGCGCCTGACGTAAAGACGCCGCGCCCGTATCGGTTCGTTGTCGCCAGCAGCTCTCCGCTCGTGAGGACGCTCGCCGCCTTGTTTATATCGTCGCATTCGTGGTAGAGGTAGGCCGCTCCGTACTTCTTCGCCAGCGCCACGTTTTCCGGGTCGTACAGTGTCCAGTAGCCCTCCGCGACTTTCCGTACCTGTATGGCGTCAAGCCGCTTTTGCGTGATGCCGAGCTTCCTCAGCACTCCGTCGATCTGCGCGTCCGTGACCGTCGCCACGTTCAGGCTCGCCGCCTCTGACGGGGCCGTCTGCCAGATGACGCGCATCTTTTTATAGCGGTCGAGTGCCGCCGCCGTCGCATCGTCGGCGATGTCTGCGATTCCCGCCTGCTGCATGAGGCTCTGTATCTTCCGGGCCGCGTCCGTGCCGTTGCTGGCCTGCACCCGGATGTTGAACTGGCCCATCAGTGCGCGTCCGCCGTTCTCTGCTCCGCTGCCCGCCACGATGATGATATCGTCGCCCTGCCGGATGTACTTCGTGCCGAGGCTGAATTTCTGCGTGGTGCTGCTCAGGTTGAGGACCGGCTGCGTGTAGTCGATGGTACCGACGGCTTCGTTCCACCGCCAGTAGCTGCCGCTGCTCTGCCCGTTCATGTTTTGGAGCGTCTGCTCCCACCGGGTCTGCGTCAGCTTGCCCGACAGCTCGTAGTATTCTTTGCCGTCGATGGTGACCTTCCGCAGGTTCGTCTCCAAACCTTCCAGCGCCCTGTCATCGGAGATCAGCGCCACGCCCTTCGGAGTGCTGCCTTTCAGCGTTCCGTCGATGTCCTTCAGCGCGTCAGAGAGCTGTGTCACGCCGCCGAACTGACCGCCGCCGGTCTGTGTCCCGGCCTTGCGTCCGCGCCGCGTGGCGTACTGCTGATGCGCCCTGTTGAGCGCCGTCTGGAACACCTGCTGGGACTGTGACGGGTCGCTGATGACGGCGATCAGCTCATCCTTGTGCAGGATGCCGAAGTTCTTGATGCCCTTCGCCTTTGCCATCGCGTGAAGGTCTGCGAGGCTCAGGCCTTTCAGCGTCGCCGGGGTGATCGTGCTGGTAATCGGTGATGGCTGCGTGAACACTGCCGCCGCTGCGTTGTCCGCGAACTGGAAGACGGTCTTCGTGCCCTTCCGCTGTGTCAGCAGGTCGGAGTAGAACGTCTCGAAGGTTGCCCGGACATTCTGCTTGCGGAACACGATCTGATCGAGCAGGTGCTCCGCCTTTGCGCCCTTGCCGTACAGCGATTCCGCGTAGCTGCGGAATATCTCCCTGTACTCCGCGTCCGGCACGGCCTCGATGCGCTTGATGTAGGCCAGCGTGTCGTTCAGCTTGATGTCGATCTCGCCGTTGGCGAACCGCCGGTAAAGGGTGTTGTAGACCGGCTCCGTTTCGTGGTAGATACTGTTCGGGTGGTAGGTCAGGCTCATGGTCTGCGAACCGCTCTGCGACATGTAGCGGAATGCCTGCTCTTTGTCCACGCCGATCAGCTTTCCATCCTGCGTCAGCACAAAATTCCTGCCGTGGCAGTCGTAGTTGCCGAGCAGCCAGTCGGTGACGTTCTCCCTCTGTAGCTGGGACACGATATCCGGGTCGAGCGGCCCGCCCGCCTTTTGCCACGCTTCCAGATTGAAGCTCGTATCGAGGTTGGTGATCCTCCGCTGCGCCGCGCCGAACATCTGCCCTTTGCCGGGGACGTCCACGTACCCGGTGCCAACCTGCACCGCGCTGTCCGGGTCTACGATGTACTGCAGCTTGTACCCGGCTTCCTGCGCGTAGGCCCGGAACTCTTCCGTGACGCCGCTCTTACTCTGCGCGGGCTTGAATATGAATTCGTCGCCGCTCTGATCGTCTTCGACTAGGTGCATCTCGCCTGTTCCTCCGAGATGTAACGGCTTTTTGTAGTTCATCTCCCCGGTGATGTCGATGCTGTCCGGGATGTCAACGGTGTCCGGGGCCTGCGTCGGCTGCGCCGTCGTGGTGTCCACCCAATTCGTCGGGGGCAGCACGTTCACGTAGTTCACCGCGCACCTGCACCGGGGGTGCGCCGGGGGAACCAGCACGCCGATTGAGAACGGGACGTCCATCTCCGTTGTCTCTTTGTCGATCTTCCCGCAAACCTCGCAGACGCGCTCGTCAAAAGCTGTCATCCACTTCTTTTGCGCTCCGCCGATCAGCCCATCCTTGATGCACTGCTCCATGTAGGCCTGCTGCCCGTAATTGTAGGCGTAGGCCATTTCCGTGATGGCGATGGTCTCCGCCCTTGTGCGATGCAGCCTCTCCGCGTACTTCGCCTGAATCGCCCGCGCCTCATCCTTTGAGTAGCCGTCTGCGATTGCCTGCTGGTATCGGTTGTAAGCTGCCTGCGCCTGCCGGGTTGTCAGGCCTACCGTGGGCCGGATGGCCTTTGCCAGCTCTTTCACGTCCATCGTCTCGGAGAAGCTGGCCTGTCGCACGAGCACGTTGATCGCCTTGTACTGCTCTTCGCTGACCTCTCGAATCAGCTTCCCGCCCTGCGAGGCAATGAAGCTGTCCATGTAGGGGTAGTTCAGGCTCTTCGCGCCTATCCCGAACAGCGCCTGCATTTCGTGGGCGCTGCTGTCGATGGCCTGCTGCGCCAGCGGCGCGTAGCCGTTGATAATGAATTTGCTGTAATCCTGCTGCCACTGTGCGAGGTAGCCGGGGTCGAGCTGTCCGGCGTAAATGGCCTCGCGGATTTCCTTGTACGTGATCGCCTGCTGCTGATTCTTCCACGTCCGCGCCAGCACGGTACAGAGCTTTGGGTTGCTGTAGTCTATGAAGCCGTTTAAGGTCTGTTTAACGTCCTTCAACTACGCCCCTCCCTTCGTTACCGCTCCAGCCGTTTCTTCGCTCTCTCCGCCTGTTTCGCGTCCTCAGCGTCTTCTTCTTCGATTTCCTCCGCGTCGATGTCTCCGCCGGTCTGCTTTTCCCTTTGGTCGCGCTGCTGCTGCCTCCGAGCGTCCCTGTCGAACTGCTGCGCTTCCAGACGTTCCGGCAGGTTGCCGGTCTCTCGCACGTAGTCTTCGAGGGCTTCGTCCGGCATGATGACGCCGCACCCGGTCAGCTCTTTGATGTACGTGCTCAGGTCTTTCAGGTTCGGCGCGTCTGCGCTGCTGTGCGTCAGCGTCGGATATTCGGTGATCCCGCTGAAATGCTCCGCGTTCATCCCGATCAGCCGGGGAATGCCCTGACTGTTGAACACCTCGCAGATGATGTCGAGGTAGCTGTCCAGCGCCACGCTGAACAGGTCAGTCTTGTCCGCGCTCAGCGCGAAGCTGCCAACTCCCTGATGGCCCAGCAGCAGGAAATCCGCCATCACGCTCATGGCGATTCGTGTGTCGTACCTCTCGATGATCGCGTTCGTGTCAAACTGCCGCCTGCCTCCACTGGTGAGCAGCGTGAACTCCCATCCAGCCGGCAGCACCAGTCCCTCCGTCGCGTCGCGGCGCACGTTGCGGACGATTGTCTCCGCCCGCTGGAATGCCTGCACCATCACCGGGTCATCCTGATTCCAGATGTCCCACGTCTCAGGCGGATGCAGAATCGGCAGGCCTGCGAGGTCTCTTTCCAGCCCCATGCCCTCGATCTCTTGAATCCTGCGCTTGAAATACCACGAGCGGTAGGCGCTGCGCAGGATGCTCCGCCCTTCCGGGTTGGCTTTCCTGCTCTTCGTGCGGAAGTGCAGGGCTTTCCCGATGGGAACCGTCGCCATGACGTAGCGCGGGGGAGGGAGCTGCGTCATCCCGGTCAGGTTGTCGTAATCGTCGTACTCCCAGCGGAAGAGCGTTTCCTGCGCTCTGATCGGGAGTTTCTGCCATCCGATCAGCCCGTCAGTGTACTTGCTTTTCTGTCGGGGGTCGTTCACGTTGCCGGTGCGCCGCTTGTACACGATTTCGTGGTAGCTCCACCCGAACGGCAGGAAGGACAGAATTTCGCTGATGGTGTCCGTCCACGTGTCCTGCATGTCGTTCATGCAGCTCTCCACAAACTCCGCGCACTCTCTGTCCTTCGCGCTGTCGCCGCCGGGCTGGATGCTCCAGCTCGTTTTGCGGATGAGCATCTCGATGGTGTACAGAATCGCTCCGCACACATCGTCGTTTTCGCTCATCTCCCTGTAGACCTCGATGCCGTGCTTGCCCTGCAGCTCTTTGAGGAACTCTTCGGCAAAGATTCCCGCGTATCGCCTCTGTCCTATGCTGCCATATTCCTTCATGCTCTGCGGCATGTCTCTCTTCACCTCATCTCCGCTGCCACGGGCTTATTCTGTCCGCGCCGTAATTCGTCGGTGGCAGGCTTGACGCCGTGCCTGCTGCCATCCAGTTGATCGCCTGCGTCATTGCGTCCACATCGTCATCGTGCGCTGCGTTCGGGAATGCCGCGCACTCTTCCAAAAAATCGTGAATCCACGGTGCTATCCGTGGATGTGGCAGGTAGATGTTCCCTGCTTCCGCGTATGGGGCGACGGCCTGCGCCCTCACCACCTTGCCGCCTTGCGGGTCGATGGGTATCAGGCCGGAAATCTCTTTCCTCAGCAGCTCGATGACCGCCGTGCCGTTCGCCTTGTCTTCGACGAGCTTCGCTCTTGCGCGTGGGTGCTTCGCCGTCAGCGTTCGGATGCTCCGCATCGTGTCGCTGATTCCCATGTGATCGTGTACCCTGTCCACGAGGTAGTAGTTCGGGCCGGTGCGCTGCCATACGTGCCCTGCCACAAAGTCGTGGTTGTCGCCGTCCTTGAACGTACAGTCCCAGCTCTGTACCTGCATCCCCGCTTCCGGGAGCACTTCGTAGAACTGGAACCAGCTCCGTTTCAGGATTCCGCCCTCCGCCGGTGCCGGTCTCTGCTGGTAAAGCCCTGCGAATGAGTAGCTGCCAACCTTGCCTTTCTGCTTCCGCATCCACTCTTCGTCGTACCCGTGCTCAGGCCACAGGGCTTCGCCCTCTGTCCGGCCGAGCAGGTCTTCCGCGTCTTCCGCGATGGCCGGTAGCCGCAGTATCGTCCAGTCCTCCACGTCGCAGTATTCCGGGTTCAGCAGGCGCCCAACCAGATCGTCTTCGTGCCAGCGCGTCATTATCACGATCACTGCCGCGCCGGGGTGTGTACGGGTTGAGAACGTCGCCGTGTACTCATCCCATATCCTGTCCCTCATGGTTTTGCTGTCTGCTTCCTGCCGATTCTTCACCGGGTCATCGATAATCAGCAGGTCAGCGCCCTCGCCGGTTGCTGCGCCGCCGAAGCCCACGGAGATCATTCCGCCCCTGCGCCTGTCCAGATCCCAGTTGGACGCGCTGTGGTTGATCTGGCTCAGGCCGATGTCCCACAGCCGCGCCCCGAATTCCTCTATCTTTTCGCGGTTCTTCCTTCCGAATTTCTGCGCGAAGGTGTCGTTGTAGCTGACCTCCATCACGCGCTTGTCCGGGAACCGTCCGAGGTAGTAGCTGGGAAAAGTCTCTGTCACCGCCATGCTCTTTCCGTGTCGGGGTGGCATGCAGATAATCAGACGCTTTTCCTCTCCGCGAATCACCGCGTCCAGCTTTTCACAAATGAGCCGGTGGTGCCTGCCGGGAATCCATGCTCCGTGGTGGACGTACTCGCAGTACCGCAGGTAGTGCCGCCGCGCCCATTCCCTCTCGAAGTCTGCGCGGGTCGCAATCGGGAGCTTTCCTGCCCTGCGTACTTCGCTCATGGGCCGACCCCGCTTTCATCGTCGAACATCGCGCACAGCTTCTCGTACTGCGCCAGCTCTTCGTCCGACATGGCGCTCATGCGCTCCCTCACGCCGTCGCTGTCCATCACCGCTTCCTGCTGCCGCTGCTCTTCGCCGTAGATGCTCCGCCGCATGACTTCCTCCGCCTTTGCGTCCAGCATCGCCGCCTCCGATGTCTCGCCCGCCATCTCGATCAGGAACTTGTAGCACGCCATGTCGCCCTTCATGGCCTTTTGCATGATGGCGAGCGTTGCAATGTACCGCATGTCCGGGTTGACGTTCTTCCTCAGCCCCATCCGGCGCATGGTGTCCAGCATTTGCGGTGGTAAATCCGGCTTGAAGTCGAGCACCAGCTTCGCCGTCTCACGGGCCTCCCTTTTCGCCCGCCTTGCTGCTCCGCTGGCTATACCGCCCTTCCTGCCGTTCCTCTTGGCTTCCTCACGGTTTTGATCGGAGGTGAACGGTATCAGATTTTGCTCATTCGCCATACCTCCGTCACCTCATTTCCTGCCGTTTCTAACTATGCTGTCGCAATTCGGGCGAGCATAGCGATTTCGGCTCCGAGATACAGCCTTTTCAGGCGTTTCGTCTCGTGAATGAGGTGTGCCAGGTACTCTTTGTCCTCAGGGCTTTCGCAGACGATGGCGACGTTGAAGCTCTGTATCACGTCGGCTTCCGCCTGCTCTTCGTAGTCCTTGAATTCGTCCCTGTCCTGCTTGTCCGGGGTTGCGTCGGCCTCCGAGTAGTAGAGCTGCTCCGCTTCGTTGAAGCCGGTGAATTCGAGGTCGAATCCGCTGTTGGCGAGGTTCGTCATCTCCGTCATCAACTTGTCGTAGTTCCACCCTGCGATCTCCGCCGTCTTATTGTCTGCGATGCGGTAGGCGTTGATTTCGTCTTCCGTCAGGCCGTAGGCGTATGTGCAGGGGACTTCTTCCATCCCCAGCATCATGCAGGCTTTCAGCGTCGCGTGTCCGCACACGATCACGTCGTTTTCGTCGATGACGATGGGCTGCTTCATCCCCAGCCTGTCGATCATCCTCTTGAGCTTCAGCGCCGTCGCTTCGTTTTGCCGTGGGTTGTTGTGGTAGGGGATAAGGTCTGTGACCTTTTTCATCACCACTTCCAACCGGCTGTTTTTGTCCTTCCCTAACTTGCCCGCCATTTGCTTCTTACCTCCGTTATCGTATTGTACTTATACAGTATTCTCTATACTTTTCTTTTTCTCGTAGGCGAGATAGTATATATAATATACTGTATTAGGTCGCCGCTCATTTGCCCTTAACTTGCACGCTTGACTAAATCCGCCTTTCTTAAACTAACACGCGAGCGAGTTGTGTTAAACAACGTTGGCTGCGTTAGAACTGCGTTGGATTGCGTTGGATTGCGTTGGTCTCAGCACCCTCCGCACCTTTCGCATGGGCTGATGTAGGTCTTCGTTCCGTCGAACGTGTAGATGATGTCTCCGTTGCTGTCCTTCCCGCTGGGCTTCATCACTCCGCCGAAAAGCGTGTACGGCGACTGTCCGGCGTATGGGTTATTCCAGAGGTATCGCAGGTAGTCCCGCATCGTCATGTACTCGAACTTCGCTCTGTGCTCCACGCTGATCGTGTTGAAGCCCTCCGCCTTTCCGTATGGGAAATCGAGGTGCCGCATGTCCGCGTCGATCTCTGCGAATGTGACCTTGCCGTTCCTCTTGCACAACTGCAGCGCGTAGCTGAAATTGCCCCTGCTGTAATTGTACCGGGGGTCTTCCGGCAATCCGCAGCAGCACGAGCCGGTACATGCTTCCTTGTAGTGCGCGTCGCTGACGTAATACCTCATTCCGAGCTTTTTGCACAGCTCGTCCATCTCCCGGATGTACTTCTCCTTGACCTTGCGGTTCAACCGCAGGTAGCCGCATCCGCTGCTGTACTTTTTGTAAAAGTCGAAGATGTCAAAGCCTGCGCACTCGCTGATGATCTCGTAGTTCTTCCGGGCGACTACGCTCCGCGCTTCGAGGCAGAAGAATTCCGTCGTGACCGCCGTCGCGCCTGCGTCATGCGCCGCCACGATCAGGTCTTTGTAATCCTTGCTGCTGACGCCTATGATGAACGGCCTCAGCCTCAGCGTCGCCTCGCCCTTGTTGAGCTGCGAGTAAATCTTCATGGCCTCCAACCGGGCTTTCGGGCTTGGTACGCCCTGCTCGATCTTCGCCGCCATCCGTTCGTCCAGCGTGATGATGCTGAACTTCATGTTCCAGTTGTCCGCGCCCTCGAACAGGCTCGTGTACCTCTGATCGTGGAACACCCACGCGCTCTTCGTCGAAAAGCAAATCGGGTAGTTCAACTGCCGGAGGAACCGCAGGATTTCCAGCGTCACGCCGTACTTCCGCTCGAATCCGTCGAACTGATCGCTCAGCCCGCCCCACTGTATGGGCCTCCGCTGCGCTATCCATCCGTTGAATTGGCTGTCTGTTTCCAGCGCGAACAGCTTCCGAATCTTTTCCGGGTTCACGCTCCGCACGACCTTGTTGAGGTATTCCTGCCTCTTCTTCTCTCCGCCGATGCCGCGCTGGTATTGCGAGAAGCAGTACACGCATCCGAACGAGCAGTTGCTGTAGGTGTCGAAGGTCATCGGCAGGCTGCAGTCGGCAATCTCATTCGACCACCGCGGGCTTCCGTAGTCCATCTTGATGTCCCGCGTCATCCTCCGTCACCTGCCCTTTGCTGCGCTGCGTTCCTGAACTCCGCGCACGGCACCTTTTCGTCCTTGACCTTGACCCGGACCTCCCACGGCTTTCCCTTTTGCGGCGCGAAGATTTCCGGGTATCTGGCGCACAGCTTCTTCACCGACCTCAGGTTTTCGTCCTGATGCCACTTCTCCCTGTACCCGTTCTTGTCCTTGTTATGGTCTGCCGTCACCGCCAGGTTGTTGAACCGCACCACCCGGCCTCCGTTCTTCAGTATCCGGCCGCAAATCTCCGCATCTTCCTTCGTCTCGAAGTTTTCATCGAACCGTATCGGGAATCCCGCCGCGAATCCGAACACCGTGTTGACCGCCACCCTTGTGCTGATGTCGTTCGACATGAAGAACGCATTGGCTACCGGGTAAATCCCGAACACGTGCGCTTTCAGCCTCCGCGTCTGCTCGAAGCATCGGTTGAACGCCAGCGCCATGTCTATCCGCCTCTCGATGGGCTTCAGCTTTCCTGCGTTCATCGTGAAAAGCGTCTTCACGTCATCGTCCAGCATCAGGATGTTTTGCCCTTTGAGCCGTTTGAGGATGTTGTTCCTCGCCGCCACTCCACGCGTCGCCGGCATCTTCACGATGTTCGCCCTGCCCGCGTGGATTTGGTATTCGGCGTAGTCTTCGTCCGTCTGCACGAAAATCCAGATCAGCTCTTTGGGTACGCCCATCCCCGACAGGTAATCGAGCGTTGTCTGCCTGTTCACCCTCTTGTAGCTCGGTATCGCGTAAACATACTTTTCCATGCTCACGCCTCCGATGCTCTCTTCCGCGCCGGTCTCACCTGCGCCTCGAAAATTCGGTCTCTCAGGCTTGCGCTGCTCAGGCCGTGATCTCGCCTGTTGTACACAATCGGGATCCCGCGCCTCTCGCAAATGTTCTTCCCCGTGAAGGGTTTGTCCCGGTATTCCTCCCCGACAAACCTCACGTCGTAGTCCAGCATCTCCAGCGCCAGCGCGAGGTCTTCTTCGCCCTCCAGCGGTATCACCTCATCCACGCCGTCGCAGTGCGCCACCCGGAACCACCGCTCGAACACGCTTTCGATGGGCTTGTTTTTGAGCGGTCTGTCCGTCGGGTCGCAGATAAGCCCCACGATCAGGTAGTCGCACTGTTCGGCGCATTCCTGAATCATGGCGATGTGTCCGGGGTGGAAAAGGTCTCCCACCACCGACGTGAATCCTATGACCATCTCTCTCCATACTCCTTTATCAGTTCGTCGATGACCCTGTCCACTGTCTTCCGCTGTTTCTCTGTCCTGTACTTGTACAGCCTTATCCAGTGCGTGATTTCCAGCAGCTGCACCAGCCTGCCGTCTTCGACCTTCCTGTCGAATGCCTCCCTCAGCCCTCTCAGGTCTGCTTTCCCGAATCCGAACAGCCGTTCGTAGCCTGTCATCGAGAATCGAATCTTCGCCAAATCCAGCAGGTAGCTCGAATAATCACCCTTGTTATTCGGGTCGATCACCTTGATGCCGCCGCCGGTGCTGCGGATGACGTTCGACAAGCTCAAATCTCCGTGGGAGAAGCTGACCTTCGCCTGCAGCTCTGCTTCGCTGCCCTGCATCTCACGGATGACCCACTCCGTTTCTTCGCTCTTGCTGTGCGTCAGCAGGTTGTCGCAGTATGCTCCGATGTCCTTCCGCCAGTCCGGGATCGCCGCGAACCGCTCCGTCAGCCGCAGCAGTTCGTCGATGTCCTTCTCCCCGGCTTCGTCTGCCAGCGCCGTTCCCGGTATGTACTCCATGTACAGCGTGTCCAGCGTCCGCGAGTAAATCCGGGGGAGGTATTCGCCCAGCCCGTGCTCCGCTGCCTGCAAGTACCATTCGTGCTCCGCCGCTGCTTTCTCCGTTGTCTTGATGACCGTCTTGTCTTCCAGCCACACCTTTGAGCCGCTTCCGCCCCTCAGTGCCAGCGGCTCGAAATCCGCTTCGAGGAACGTCTCCACGCTCATGGCCTTATCGTCGATGTACCAGTCCGCGAGCGGCTTCCCGAATATCAGCTCATCGTACATCACGCCGTGCCTTTTCAGCCACTCCCTCAGCACGGGTTCGTTGCGCTCCCTTATCAGCCGCAAATCTCCCTTGCAGCTATTCTGCCCTCTCGCTGTGTACAGCTTGATGCAGTAGCCCATTTCCTTGAGCCTGTTGATCTTGTCGATCACCGGCTGAATCGGCTTCGCGTTCGGGTAGTCCCGGTTGTGGTGTACGCTGATCGTATCGTCGATATCAAACACCAGCGTCCGCGCCATCCGAATCACCTTCCAGCATCTTCCGTATCTGCGCGACGGTGTACCTGCGCTTCAGCTCCCCGGTCTCTCCGATGGTCTCCGCGACTACCTTCTCTTCGTCTTCGTCCTTACACGCGATGATTACCACGTATTCCTCATCCGTGTCTTCGCTGTCTTCCGGCTCTTCTTCGTCCGGGACGTACTCTCCGCTCTCCGTTTCCGGCGTGTCGTAATCCTCCGTCCCGGCCTCGAATCCCGCTTCGCTCATGTCGATGCCGCCGATCTCGAATGCGTCGAAGCCGGTTTTGCTCAGGTCGAATCCGTTGTTCCTCAGCGTCTCGAATTCCTTCGCCAGCGCCTCCGTGTCCCATTGGCTGTCTTCCTGCGTTCGGTTGTCTTCCAGCCGGTACGCATTGGCCTCCGCCTTGCTCAGGTCATCTGCCAGCACACACGGCACTTCCTTGTGGCCCAAAATCCGCGCCGCCTTGATGCGCGTGTGTCCTGCGATCAGCACTTTGTCTTTGTCGATTATCAGTGGCCTGCGCCATCCGTAGTTCTTCAGGCTCTCCACCACCGCCTCGACCGGCTCCCCGTCGTTGTCCCTCGGATTGTTCTCGTACTCCCTTATTTCGTCAATCGGGAGATACACGATCTGCGTGACCATTCGCTTCTTCATGTGCTCCGCCCTCCTAAAAATAATGCGCCGCCCGCGATGCGCGGGTGGCGCTTCCGGGGTGCCGTTCATGGCATCCCTTCCCAGTGATTATAATTTTACACGACGCGATTTCGTCTGTCAAGTTGCAAAGGGTGTGAAAAAAGTGTGCAAATCGCGGCGATTTTGACGCACGGGTCGTTTTTCGCGTTTCACATGGAACATTCTGCGTCCTACTTTGCCATCTTTATGATCTTGTCTACCGCCGCTTTCTTCATCCTGCGTATTCCGTCCCTGCTCACCTGTATGCCGTACCTGTCCGCGTATGCCCTCGCCGCTTCGTTGTACGTGCTCCCCTCGAAATACACCTGCTCGATCAGCCAGTGTTCTTTCGTGGACAGTCCTTCCAGCCACGTCTCCACGAAAAACACCACCATGTCCAGCTCTCGCAGCTCCCTCCGCATCTCTTCCAGCCGCTTCTTTGCGTCCTTCAGGTCTTCCGGCTCGTAGCCTGTCGCCAGCATCAGCGCCATTCGCTCCGTCGGATTGCCTACCGTTGTGCCGTGCGGCATTCCGTCAAGGTTCGCCCCTCCGCTGCCGACCAAATCCTCCGCCAGACGGCTCTCCCATAGAGCGACGTCCACTTCCGCCTCTTCTATGGCCTTTTTCAGGAATCCGCTCCGCCCGACGTTGTTTTTGTAGTCGCGCAACATCTGCTCCGCCCGCTCCGGCAACATCGCTCTCGCCTCCCCGCTTACTTAGAATGGCAGTTCATCATCCTGGACTTCCGTGAAATCTCCGTTGTCTGCCGGAGGTGCCGCCGGTGGCGCTGCCTGTTCCGGGGCCGGAGCTGCTGCCGGGGCGCTGCTTCCGTCGCCCTGCGCCGAAGACAGGAACTCGATCTTATCCGTGACAAACTCCGTTGTCCAGATCGTCTGCCCGTCCTTTTCGTACTTGCCGGTTCGGACGTGCGCTTCCACGGCGCACTTCCGCCCCTTCGTCAGGTACTTGTTGATAAGCTCCGCCGTTTTGTCGTATGCGATGCAGGTAATGAAATCCGCGTCCCGCTGCCCGCTCTGGTTCGTGTACGGCCTGTTCACCGCGATGGTGAACATCGTCCGGGATTTCCCGTTCGTCATCACCTTCGTTTCCGGGTCGCGGGTCAGGTTCCCTATGAAGATTGCCTTGTTCATGCTGTCACACCTTTCTGCGTCTCAGGCGACATCAGCGCCGCCTCTGTCTTCGCCCTTACACTTTCCCATCCGCCGGGGCGCATCGGCTCAGAGGGCCGTTTAACGGAGTTTAACTCCAATCAGAACTGCTTTCCGTGTTTGTAGGGCCTCGTATGGTTGTATTCGTGCTTCTCTCGGAGAATCTTTTCCGGGTTTTCACCCTGCGCCTGCACCCACCACATCACGAGGCCGGCACAGGCCTCCAGTGGAGACAGCCCGATGTGCTTATCTCTCCCTGCCGTCATCCAGTCGCCAGCCTTAGCGGTCAACGAGTGCGCTATGGCGACGATTGTCACGAGCGACGTCTGCTTGTTCAGCAGCGGGTTCGCCTGCTTCGTGGCGCGGGTGATCTGCTCGATGGTAGTCCGCGAGAACGTCATCCCGTACTTCCCGTACAGGTCGAAGATGCGAATCACGCCGTCCATCAGCTCCACGGCGATCCCTTCCGGCTTCTTACCTCTGTGCTCGCATTCTTCGCACCTCTCGTAGTTGAGACAGTCCGCGATGCTCTTCGGCTCGCACGGCGCGGTTTCGTCGTATGGAGTGCCCTCCAAACAGCTCCTGTACACCATCGGCCTGCCTGCGCGGGCCTCTTCCACCGCTTCGCTCCATTCGCTGTGAATCAGCACGATGCTCTCGCTGATGCCCCTGTCCGTCTCCCACCATCCGTGCCTCACCGCGTTGTCGTGTACTTCCGTGATAAACTCGTTCAAGTTCATTCTGCCATTCCTCCTATGCTTACGATCATTCCGAGCAGGTACTTCGTGATGTCTGCCGCCTGCTCTTCCGAGAATCCTGCCTCCGCCATCGCGCTGAAAATCCTGTACAGCAGCGCCGCCAACCCTACCGGGTCTTTCAGTGCCTTTGCGAGGTATGCCGCGCTCTTTTCGTTGATGGTCTCTTTCTCTGTCTTCCCGCCGCTCACATCCACACCTCCACGATCACCGGGTCATCCTCCGCGCTCCGCTCGAACCGCACGTAGTCCGGCGGGAGCGCCGCCCGTATCTCTTCCAGCGTGTCCTTTACCGCCAGCATGCGGAGCGGTGCCTTTCCGTCGAAAAGCCTCGCCACGTACTTTCCGGGGAAATCCTTTGGGTTGTAAAACACCGTGAACACCGGCAGCACCTTGACCTTTTCACGCCAGTTGACGCCGTGGAAGTTATCTACGATGACGCTCACGTTCGGCGCGTTCCCTACGCGCTGCATGGCCCGCCTGCTCTTGAACAGGTGCCGCTTGTCATGCCTGTTCATCCTGCACCGCCTCCCTCAGATGGTGAACTCTTCCTCGAAGCAATCCACGCCGGTCTCCCTCTTGCATCGCTCGATGATGTCGCCGGTGCTGATCTCTTCGCACATGATTTCCTGCACCCGTTCCAACAGCCGCAGCGCCCGGTCTTTTCCGAATCCGAACAGCTCATGCGCGGCGATGGCTGCTGCCGAGTAGAAGAATTTCTGCTGGTACGGCAGCAGCTTGTCCACGTATTCCTTCGTGGCGTCGCGCCTGCCGCGCTCGTACTCATCGGTCAAATCCTGCGCCGTGATGCCGTTCTTCATCAGCCTCTCCGCCACGGCCTGCTTCCGGGCGAGCTGCGCCTGCTTCCACAGCGGGATTTCCGTCAATCCCTTCGTGCTGCCGGTGATGTCTGCGATCTTCATCTCCGCCTCTGCCTTTTTCATCAGCAGCAGATTCTCTCGCGTGTCCAGCTCCGCCATACCTTTGTTGTATTCCTGCATCGTCATCCTTTTGGCGGTCGTGTAGCGTTTCTTCGCGCTCCGCTTGCTCATCTGTAGTTCCTCCCCGTTTTGCGGTCTCGGATTTCGATTCTCGCCAGCAGGTCGTAGTCCGCGAGGTCGATCATCGTTTTCAGCGCCCGTATGAGCTGCTGACACCGCTGATCGGCTTCATCCTGCTCCGCCTGTACGCTGGACAGCGCCTTATGTGCCGTCGGGTCGACGTACCCTTCCGGGTTGCGGTAGGGGATTCCTCCGCTCATCCCTTTACGCACCTCCCGCATCCGTCGATCTCGTGACAGACGCCTCCGTGGTACATGCACGTCGGCACCAGCCATCTCTCCAGTTCCGGCGTGGCCTTGATCGCTTCGTCGCACATCATCTTCACAACGTGCCGCGTCTTCGCGCTGGCCTTGCTGCACAGCCTCTTATTCGCTACGGTCATCAGTTCTTCGCCGTTGAGGTAGTAGATCATGTTGACCGGCGTGTTCCGTGGCGCTCTGTCTCCGTCGATCTTTTCCTGCCTGTCGTTCCTCAGGCTGCTGATGAATGGCACCGCGTGGACGTGTCGGGCGAGGTGCGTCGATGTGTTCGACGGGATTCCCTCGATCAGGAATGCGTAGTTCAGCACCCGGATGGGGCTGTGCCGCGCTCCCAGCAGCTTTTCCAGCAGCTCGCTGGACGGCGGGGTGTTCGGTTCCTGCGTCTTTCCCATCGTTATCCACACGCACCGCTTCAGCAGCTTCAGCTCCCTCTCTTCCGGGCCGTAAATCAGCGTGACCTTCATCTGCTCATTCCTCCGTTTCATTTCCCGGCGAGCGCCATGTACGCTTCCGCCATCGCTTGGCTCATGCTCTGTCCGTTCTTCGCTCCGACCATCCAGCTCGGCGGCATCGGCATTCCGGGCTGCTGATACCGCCAGAGGTGCAGGCAGAACGGGAAGTTGTTGACGTATTCGCTTTCCGGCGGGTGATATTCCACGCAAACCTCTTCCGGGTAGAAGAACGTCTTTTTCACGAGGCACATTTCGTCCCACGTCGGGCAGCGGTTCGACCAGCTCACCGACACGTGATCCCATCCACCGCCGGTGCTCCACTGCACCATCGCCATCTTGCTGGGCCTCTTGTAGTCCAGCGCCATGCATCCCATTCCGCCGTCTTCGCCGCTTCTTATGACCTGCAATCGCGGCTGCTGCAAAATCTCGCTCAGTGTCTTCATCTTTTCCTCCCATCCGCACAGAACCATTCCGGGTCTGTGATGCAGATTCCACCGTTCTTCCAGTGCTCCGCGCACTGCCCGCACCGCACGATTTCCTCACAGATCGTCGGCGCTCTACTTACGATCTCCGCGCATCGCCTCGCCGTGTTGAACCGTTCCCGGTTCCGGGTCTCCGCGCTCTTGATGATCGGCGCTATCCGCGCCAGCACTTCGTCCGCGTCAATCCGTCTCACCGGGCACCGCCTCCATCCTCACGCGCTGCCCGCACATCGGGCAGTAGTTGATGGGGTAGTGCATGTGCGCGGCTTCCTGCCCGTCTACCTCCATCCTGAGCGTGATCTGCCCTCCGTTGAAGAACATCAGCAGCCTTTGGTTTCCTTTCGGGTGCTCGAACAGCGCCATGCTGTACCGCCCTTCGCTGTCAGGCTTGCACCACGTGCACCGCTCCATCCTGTTGAATACTTCCTGCGCTGCGTCGATCTTCCGCTGCATCGCATCGACCCTCTTGTCGGATTCCTCGATCTCTTCCGGGGTGTAGGTCTCTCTCTCGAACGCCTCATCCCATGCTTTCGGCTTCTTCGCCATTATTCCGCCTCCGTTCTCCATCCGCGCAGAACCAGTCTCCGTGGTGATACTCTTGGTAGTACCTGTCTTCTCCGAGCACGTTGGCGCGTCCGCTGTGCTTTTTGCAGAGCCATTCGACGCCCACGCATTTCCCGTGCTCGCAGTTCCTACAGCGCACCACCTGCGTCTGCGCTGCCGGTATGAGCTTCACGATCTTGCACACGTCCCTCAGCTGTATCAGTGCTTCGCTCTCTTCGTCGCGGTAGCCGGGAATCTTCCGCAGCTCCCTTATCAGGGCTTCGCGGCTGATCGCGTCGGCTGTCGTGACCTGCGTCTCATTCCGCTGCTGTTGGCTGTTCACTCTCGATTACCTCCATTCGGCAGGTCGGGCAGGTGCAGCAGTGGAATGTGCCGTTCTTCGCGGTCTCGATTCTGTACTCCGCTGCGCTGGCGTCGAATACGCATCCGCACAGCCGACACTCGAACCGCTTCGCCATCGGGAATCGGGAGAGGTCTCCCTCTTTGATGATCTTCATTCCGGCTCGCCTCCCTGCTGCTCTTCGCCTCCGTCGATCTTGCATTCCTCGCAATCGTCGCCGGTCATCGCGTCCAGTGCGGCGGACAGCGTCTCGATGACTTCGAGTGCGTCGTTCTTCAGCCGGTTCAGGCAGTAGGATGTCGGGTCGCGGTACGGGCATTCCGGGCACCGCATCTTATCGTCCGGGTTCCGTACTATGCAGCAGCGTAAGCCCTGCTTCACCTTCTCAATATCAGGCATCTGTTTTCACCTCCAAAAGCTCCGGGTCTTCGTGTATGTTGCCGATAATCGTCGCAGACGGTTTTTCTGCGTGTTGAATGTAGTGGATATCTACCGGCCATGCCGGGCCGGGTTCCGGGAACACAAGGCAGAACGCACCCTCAATAAATCTGACTTCGCAAACGTTCGGGGTGAAATTGTCCATCCACAGGATGTCGCCCTCGAAAATCGGATTCCCGTTCTTATCGTTCATGCCGATGTACTGTCCGATTGTTTCTTCGTAAACAAGGAACCGTCCGAAAGTCATGTACCCGCCCTCGTTTTCACTCGTGATTATGCATGGCGTTGGATGCCGGGTTCCGTGGCTGTAATCTCCGTACCTGAGATAGTCGCCTTTCACCCATCCAAAACCATCAAGACGTTTCCCTCGAAACAGAATCTCTCTCACGTTTTCCTCTCCGTTCTTCTTCGCGTAACGCTTCCTGCGCTGCGTCGATGATGTCGCGCTGGCCCTTGATGCAGCCGTAGGGCCACGGCATTCCGGGGTGTGGATTCCACTGGCAATCCTTGCATCTGTGCTGGTTTGTCTTGAAGCATTCCAGCCCGTCAATGACCTGCTGTATCGTCGGCATCGCTGTCACTCCCTATCCACGAAACTGTAAGGAGAATCGCCGTCCCTATGAGGCCGAGTAGCCCTGCACCCATCATGGCGTTCGATAGAATCTCCATCGCCTTGCTGACTATCGCGTAGAGCATCAATTTTTCCTCCCCACGCTTCGCATTTCGTCGCACCTCTTCTTTTCGCCACAGAAGATGCATAACATGCCGTGCGACAGCGTCAGGCAGCGGTTGAACATGATGCGCAGGGATTCTCTTTGGCTCTCGATTGTCTTGTCCCTGTCTTTCAGTTCAGCTCGCAGTCTCTTGACCTGCTTTTCCAAACCATCAGCTTTCTTTGTCGCATCAGAGGCGAGCGCCTCCCGCATCTCTTCAAGGTTCATCGCTATCCCTCCCACGGAAATTCCTGCTTGAAGTCCGCGCCCATGATCTCTCTGAGGCTCTCTTTCATAAAGACCGGGATCCCGTTGCCCTGCGCGTACCGGGCGATCTCATCCACCCATTCCTTTTCCGGGACGATCTTGCCCTTGCGGTTTCCCGTCTCCGCACCGATGATCATCCATTGCGGGAGTTCTTTCCGCTCCGCTGCGCCGATGTAGCGGAACCGCTCGTGCAGCGGCTCGATGCTCACAAACGTGTTCACGCCCTCGCCGAAAAAGTACGGGGTATCAGGGGTCGGCGTAGAGCAGCCGAACCAGAAGTTATCCTCCGTCGGGAGCTGCCCCAGCTTTGCAAGGCTGATGTATCGTTCCGGGGCCTTCGTCAGGAACAGGTAGCGGTGCTGAGGTGCTTTCCGGCAGGCCTCGAACACTTCCTGAATCCATGCCAGCGGCACCCACTCCCCGAAAAGGTCTGCCATCGAACAGACAAAGACTGTCCGGGGCTGCTTCCACTTCTGAACTTCGTCCAATTTGTAGCGGTGGAGCGTAGGCTCGAAGTCGTGCAGGTACGGTACGATTGCACCGATCTTTCCGGGCATCGCTTTCTTTCGCGCCGGTTTGTCCAATTCGTGGATGTTCCGGCATTTCCATTCGGTCAGGTGCATCCCGAATCGGTTCGCAATCCCTCTTGCGTAGCAATACGGGCAATCGTGGTAGCAGCCGGTTACCGGGTTCCACGAGCTGTCGCACCAGTCAATCTTCGTGTTTCGTCCCATGTTTCGCCTCCCTCTGCCGCTCTTCGTAGTCGCGCATCACGTCTCCGTCCAGTGCGACTAAGCTGCCTTTTACTGTGATTCCTGTTACGTGCTTCACCGGGTCGTAAACAGCAGTTTCGATGGCGTTCGGATTGATGTAGGCTTCGCGGTTCTCTTTCTCGTAGTATTCGTAGCCGCTTGCGGTTCGCTTTCTTTTCATCGGCGTTCCCTTAATGAACTCCATCCTGCTTCCCCTTTCTCTGCTGCGTTGTGATGTTCCACTTGATTTTCTTCTCAAAACACGTTCTGCAATCCGCCAGCGGGTCGTATGCGCAATGACTTCGCTTCCGGGGCCACAGGCAACCATTTGGAGAAAGAAGCGCCTCAATGATTGCTTCCTTTTGCCTCTTGTTGCAAGTTATCTCGACCATGCCGTGCTTCCTCCCTCTTTTTGATCTCCACCAGCGGGCAAAAGTCCGCCCGCCTCTTTGTGATCGAAACGTCGAATAGGGTCTTTGGAAATCCGTCTTTTCCGACCACGCCTCCGCAACACCCCTCTCCGTACATCCTGCCGTTTATGTAGAGCCTGCACTGCTGGCAGCATGATGGAATCCGGCGCATCTTCGTCTTAATCGCTATCATGTCGTTTTCCCTCGCAGTATTCCAGACACGCCTTGCATTTCCGGGGCACCTGCTCCCCTTTGAGAATCCTGTTGTACAGCTTGCAGTTGTAGGCGTTCCACTTCTTCGTGTACCGCGCCATGATGCAAGGCTTCGTCCCTTCTTTCATGCAGGTCTCGCCTGCCGGTATCTCGACCTCTACTTTGTACACGTCCGCGCCTCCCTCTTTGCGATGATCTTTCCGGCCCATTCGAGGAAGTGCTTTCCTTCGTCGCCAAAGTATCGGATGACGGTCTTCCGAAACTCCGCTGGCATGGCCCACTTGCACTTCCGCCCTTCGTTTTCATCGCACGGCCTTTTCCCGTCGTTGAACCGCTTGCAGGCCTCGCAGTCTGCGAGCCTGTCCAACGCCATGTTTCCCGTCTTCCTGTCTTCGTCTTCCTGCGCCATCACCATCAGGGCCTGCAGCCTGCACTTCCGGGCGAATGCCTGTAGCTTCGCGTCGTTCGGCTTTTCCTCTGCGAAAATCTTCACCGCCATCGCAAAGTCGCACACGGCATCTGTCTCGTATTGCCTCTGCCATCCGACGCTCATTTCCTCGCAACCCCTTTCAGGTACGCCATGATCTCTGCCGCTGCCGCTTCCCATCCGTAGCAGATGACCGCCCTGTTCCCGGCGCGGTTCAGCGCGTCAATCCATCCGCGCTGTTCGTCGGAGGTTTTGCTGCCCTTCTTCCGCTTCAGCTCGATGTACAGCGCCGCGTACTTCCCGCGTGGCACCGGCAGGCAGTTGTCCGGCACTCCCCGTTTCATGCCCTGCTTCACAAGTTCGCGGCCTGCCCTGTACGTGCGCTTTCCTTCGTTCGGGATGTGGTAGAACAGCGCCAGCTCAGGGTGAGCCGCTGTGTTCAGTTCCGCCCATTCCAGCAACCACTTTTGTTCCTGCTCTTCGAGCGGTGCCGGCATCACGTCCGCCGCTCTTTTCCTGACTCTCATTTCTGTGCCTCCGTCGCGGTGCTGGCGTTCTGCCCGTTGAAAATCTCTCCCATGTCAACCTGCTCGTACTGCTCATACGGCTGTTCCTGCGCGGGCTGCGTCGGTGCCGCCTGTTCTTCCGCCGGTGCCGATCTGTCGATGGCGTAGTACCGCATGAGCTTCTTGCTGAACAGCACACAGCACACGCCGGTGACGCCCTGCCGCTGCTTTGCGATTCCGAGGCACAGGTAGGTGAATCCCTGTCTCACGTACTCGTGGAAGAAATCCTTGTCACGCGGGTCTACAAACTCATCCTCCGCGTCGAACGGGTTATGCAGGAAGATGACGTTGTCCGCATCCTGCTCGATGGCTCCGCTGTCTTTGAGGTCTTCCAGCGTCGGCATCTTTGCCCGCGCTCCGCCCGCGAATCTCTTGACCTGCGCCAGCGCGATCACGGGGATGTTGAAATCCGTGGCGATGTTCTTCAGCGCCTTGCTGATGTGCCCGACGCGCAGCCGGTCTTCCTTGTACCTCTGCGCTGCTTCCATGAGCTGCAGGTAGTCCACCACCAGCATGTCGATCTCTCCGCGATTATGCTTGCGCTGTACCTCCGCTCTCAGGTCTTCCACCGTCCGCACCGTGAACAGGAAACTGATCGGCAGCTCTGACGCGATGCTCATGCCGTCCACCAGCCGCTCCCAGTCTTCGCTATCCAACTTCGCCCGCCTGATCTTCGAGCCGTCCACACCGCCCGCGTAGGAGAGAATGCGCTGCCCGTACTGGATATCCGTCATCTCCCTGCTCACGATGCCGACCTTGTATCCCTGCTTCGCTGCTGCCAGCGCGACGTTCATCCCGAAAACCGATTTGCCTACCGCCGGTCTCGCACCCACGACCGTCAGTTCTCCGCCGAAGAATCCGCCGATCACATGATCGAGGTTCCCGATTCCGCTCGTGATGCTGTTGATCTCTCCGCGTGTTCTCTGGTCTATGTACTCGTAGGTGTTGAGCAGCACGTCTTGAATGCCAACCCATTTGTGCCCGCCGACGAGCAGGTTCCCGGTGCTGTTCATCAGCTTATCAACGATTCCGTTGATGCTGTTCGCCGGGTTCTTCAAATCCTGCTGTATCTGGCCCACCAACTCGATGGCCCTGCGCCGCGCTGCCAGTTCCTTCACTATCCGGCAATGGCTCTCCACCGCCCACGCTTCCGCGTGTTTGATGCACTCGATCAGCTCTTCCGTGACGGCGCTGGCGTTCGCCGGTTCTACCCTCTGGATTACCGTGTCTATCGTCACCAGGTCTATCGTCAGGCCCTCGCTCTTTGCGAGTTTAACGGCCTTAAACGCGGCCTTATGTGTGTCGTAGTAGAAATCCTCTTCCGTAAGCTCGGAGACCACGTGGGCGCATTGGTCGTACTTGAGGACGATGCTTCCGATCAGCGCCTGCTCCGCTGGCCCTGCCGCATATCCCGTCTGCGCCGCCGCGTCGATTATCCTCTGTTCCGTCTCGTTCATGCCGCGCCTCCGTCCCTAATAAAATTCGCCGGTGATCGCTGGCGGCTCGTTCGCCGCTGCTGCCGGTTGTTTCTGCTTCCTTGCCTGCTTGATTCTCCGCTCCAAATCCTTGCAATACGCCTGTGCCTGTTCCACTGTCGTGATGCCTATGTCCGCCCACTTGTCCAGCACCGCTTTCAGGTACTTCCACGGGTTCGACGCCTGCGCCTTATTCGTGACAACGATGGCTTCCACCACCACGTCCGCCGTGAGGTCTTTCACGTAGCTGACAAGCATCTCGCCCGCCGTCCCCGTCGGTATCATGCCGATGTTGGCTTCGTAGGCTTTCACGACTTTCAGCCATTCCGGGTCGATGACGCCGAGCGCCGCGTCGACTTCCGGCGCTGCTTCCGGCTCCGCGTCTGCTGCGCGTTTTTTTGCTCGTTCTCTTTCGCGGTGCCTCTGTGATTTGAGGCGGTTACGCTCTCTTTCTTTTTCCCTGAACGCTATAAGCCGACCTATGTAATCGTCCCAATCGTGGATTTCCAGTCCATCTGATGTCTTCTCGATGAAATCCGACGCGATCATCGCGTCCAAGAATACGTCCGGGTCGCCCATCCATCCGGCTGCGTCCGCTATATCCTGCGCGTCAAGGTCTGCGAGGCTTCCGTCTTCCGTGCCGTCCACGCACCAAAGCCAGAACAGGCACAGGTGGCCGATAGTCTGTGGAATCCCTTGCGGCACTCCCAGCCCCAACGCCCTCGCCAGCCGCCGGGTCTTCTTATGCGTGGTGAGCGACTGGTGCAGCTCTATCCATGCCATTGCTCCGCTTCCTTCCTGCTGCCGGGGAGATGGCCTCTCCCCGGCAGCGCATCCTTTACGCGATGACTTCCACGTTGTACCCGGCGAGGTTCGCTTTCAGGTACTCCGCTATGTTCGCAACGGCTTCCAGCTTCCACGCGCTGCCGTCGCCGGTGAACAGCGCCGCCCGTGCGTCTTCGTTGAATCGAAGGATGAACGGGCTTTCCGGCTGGTTGACTTCGCGGAACGTGCGGAACGGGGTCAGAATGACCGGGTTCTTCACAATCACGTCAGAGGCCGTCGCCACGCCGGTGTTGATCGTGACCTTCTGACTGGTGCCATCGTCCGCCGTCTGCATGGACTGTTCTTTCCTGACGCTGCCCGCCAGCTTCAAAACGATGGCGCGGTTGTCGCTATCCTCGAAGCTTGTCTGCACCATGATCTGGAAATCGTCCGTGTCCATGAATCTGCCGAACGTGATGTCCGGCACCACCGCCGCGCACTGCGCCACGATGACGCGCTCCAGCCAGTAGCCGGTGGTGGGGCTGATGACCTCGACCTTCGTTGGGCTGGTGACGCGGACGACGTGCCGGAACTTATCGTTTTTGAAAATGCCGTCCACATCGGTCTTGATGTAGTCGATCAGGCCATCAAGCGAGAACGCCGTGAAGGTGTCCGGCTTCACGATCTTGTCCGGCAGCACCGGCTTCACAAGCTGGAAGCTGTTTCCCGCGCTGATGTAGGTGTGGCCGTCAATTGTGAACAGTTCAGGTCGAAGATTCTTGTCGATCTTCATCTGAGCCTCTACTCCCGCTTTGTACAGGAACTCGATCTCCGCGCGGGCCGCTTCCGGGGTGATGGTCTGAGGGTTGATCTCTTTCGTCGCCATGTGTTTTCTCCGTCCTTTCTCTTACTTTTCCTGCGCTTTCGCGCTGCTGAACTCCACCACGCGGGGGAGTGCCTGCGTGTTCCCGTCCATGTCGATCTGTCCGGGGACTTCCTTCGTCATCTCCGTCGCGGTGACGTTGCCGGAATCGTCCATGTGCAGGAATACCGTCTGCGCAATCGCCACCGGCGGAGCGATCTTGCTCTTCACGTCCACCTTGAACTCCGCCGCGTCCCGGCGCTCGTTCGGCGCGATGTCGATGACGATCTGGATTTGCCGCTTCGCTTTCGGATTCGTGTTCGGGTCGAACACGTTGCCGAGCACCCGCTCCATCTCCATGTTGAATCGCTCCGTCAGAGCGCCGTCCATCAGTTCGTCGAGCTGCTTGATCTGCCTTGCCATGCCTTTCTCACCTCCCTTCAAAACGGCGTAAGGTTGAGCTTGTATGTCTTTCCTGCCTCTGCCGCCCACACGTCTTCGATGCCCGCCGTGGCCTTGATTGTCTCCACCATCTGCTTTTCGTCGCTGCGTTCATCGCTAAGGTGAACGAGCACGATTGCCCGAGTCTCTGTGAGGTCGTTCGCTTCCAGCGCGTCGCACAGCCTCCGCAGGCTCATATGGCTCTTGATGAGGCGCCCACGCAATTCCTCCGCCAGCTCCCCGGCTTCGAGCTGTTCCTGCAGGATGGCTTCCGTGTAGTTGCACTCCACAATCCAGTAGTGGATGCCGGGGAAGGTGTGCCGCAGGTAGTACGTGTCCGTGGCGTACAGAGCGGTCTCGCCTGTCGGCTCGTATCGAATGAGCCACCCAACGGGCTGAGCGGCGTCATGCTCCGTATCAAACGCCATAACGGTGAAATCCCCTATGGCGAAGCTGCGTAAGCTCTCAGCCCTATTTAACTGCGTTAAACGGCCTATCCGTGGAATCGCCTCGATGGTGCCCTGCGTGGCGTAGGTGCGGATTCCGTACTTTGAGATTTCCTCCGCGCTCCTTGCGTGATCGAGGTGCTCATGGGTTATCAGGCACCCGACCACGCTCCGCCAGCCCTTGACGGCCTTGACGATCTGCATCACCGGCAATCCTGCGTCCAGCATGAGCGCCTGCCCGTGCGCTCCGCCTGCGTGGAGGACGTAGCAGTTGCCGCTACTGCCTGTCCCGACTACCTGCAGTTCCATCAGAACGGCGGGTCATCGTCGTACTGATCTTCCGGCATCGGAGGTTCAGCGGGCATCCGTTCCTCCGCCGGTTCCGCCTGTGCCGCCGTCGGTGCCGCTTCGATGGCTTTCGGCGCTTCCGGCAGCGCAACCGGCGCTCCGTTTCCGTTCTCCGTGACCTCCGCTTCCACCGCGATGTCCATGTACTGGGCTTCGCGCTGCCGGATGTACTGGTAGCTTTCATCGATCTTCGCCGGGTCGCGGGGAATGCGCTTGCTGCCGTAGATTTCGCGCTTCATGGTCTTCTCGTACATTTCCGGCACCCAGCCCTCCATGTCCACTTCGACCTGCTTCCCGTTCTCCCACGTCTTCTTCTTCCCGCCCCAGAATTCCGGCGATGCGTATTTGGGCTTCCGCTTCAACACGTCCTTCGTCGAGAAGATGACCAGCAGGTTCTTCGTGCTGTCCTCAAACTCGATGTACCCGAACACGCCTACCGGCTCCCCACGGTCGAACGGCTGCGGAATCTCGAACTCGTAGCTCTCCACGGGGTTCTTCGCGCTCTTCTTGATAGGCTTGAAAACGTCGTTCGCGTAGATGACCTCCACCGTCACGCTGCGGAACGGGTCGAGCGCGTACTTCTCCGCCTGATAGCGGATCCCGTTGTAGCCCTCCATCAGCGTGATCGTGTACATGTTCCCCTTGTTATTCTTGTAGGGGATGGGGAAGAGCGTGTTGTCTTCCATCATGTCAAGGCCGACGCGAGCGTAGTGCGCCAAATCCTGCGCGAGCTGCGGCAGGTCGATGGTCTGCCACGAGTAGGCCAGTTCGTTGTCCCACTTGTGGTCTTTGTTGTTCGCGTTCTTCCTCAGGCGCTCCGCCTCCGTCCGCTGCAGCATCTGATCGATGCAGATGAAGTAGTTCCGAATGAGCTGCTTTTCCTTCGCCGTGAAGACGTAGGGGCTACCGATGTTCCCGTACTGCTTCATCACCATCTGCGTGAATCGCTCGCTTGCACTGGGCTTCTTCTCTTCCTGCTGCTGCGTGACCATCTGATTGTTTTCCGCCATGTTACGATGCCTCCCTTACAGTGAGTTCCTTGTCGGTGCTTACGCTCAGCGTGATTAACTGACTATCCGTGTGGGCCAGCACGTTCACGCTCTCCGCGCCGTCCACAAACAGGGGAATGAACACGTCGTAGTGCCTGGACAGGACATTGATGATCTCCAAATCCGCGTTCACCTGCGCCGCCGTGTTCGCGCTCTCGTATGCCACGAGGCCGCTGTCGCACGGTATCATGCAGTTGCACACGTCCGTGATTCCTCCGTTGATCTGCGTCTCGAACAGCTTCCAGCGGATGGTCGGGAAGCATGCGTTGATGCTCTCTTCCAGCGCCGCGCAGCGGTCAGCGACAAACTTCTCTGCCAGCGCAATGAGCTGTTCCAGCTCTGCCAGTGCCGTCCCGATTTCCTGCTGCTGCCGCTCCAGCTCCGCGATGCGCTTCTCCGTCTCGATGCCCGCGTCCCTCCGCGCAATGATGGCTTTCTTTTCGTCCATCTGCGTCTGCAGCTCCGCCCTGCGCTGCATCAGCGCAAGCACCTTTTCGTCCGGGGATTCGTTCTGCTTCGCTTGTAGCTCCCTGATCTGCTGCCGCAGTTCCTCAATTCGGCTGTTCACGCTGTAGTCCGGGGCCGTCGGATAGATTCTGAGCAGTTCGCTCACTTCGTCCCTGCGCTGTTGCGCCTCTTCCGAGCGCTTCGTGGTGTCTTCGATCTCCCTGTCCAGCTCACTCAGCGCCGCCGTCAGCGTCTCGACTTCCTGCGCTGCCTCCGCGCCACGCCTCTTGATTTCGTCCAGCTTCGCCTTTTTCTCGGAGGCGAACCTCTGTTCTTCCGCTGCCCGCGCCTCTGCGATCTTCTCTTCCGGCAGCGCCTGTCCGCATGTCGGGCAAATCCGCTCGCCCTCCGCCCACTGGAATTTCTCGCCGCGCACACTGGTGTATGATGTCCGCAGGCTGTCGCGCTGCTCTGTTACCCTCACGAGCTGTGCGTCGGTCTGTTCCCGGCGCTTCTTCGCCGCCAAACACAGCTCAATCGCCCTCCGCAGGTCATCCGCTGCTTCGTCCCGGCACTTTTCGAGCTGCCGCTTGCCATCCGCCCAATCCGACGCGACCTGCCTCGTGAGGCTCGTGACTTCCTGCTCCAGCGCCACGATCTGATTTGTGGTTCCTGCGCTGCTGCTCTGCGCTCTCACGTCCGCGATCATTCCGTTGATGCGCTCGATGCTCTCCGCGTTGTCCTTCACGATGTACTCCGCGTCCGCGACCTCCGTCTTCCCGAACGTCGGCAGGGCTTTCTTCGCTTCGTCGATGCGCACCGGGATCATCTGCAGCTCCGTGTTCGTGCGCTTACGCTGATCTGCGAGCACCTTCCTCAGGTCATCGATGCCGATGTTCCTCTGCCCGCACTCATCCGCCAGCGGCCTGTATTCGTCCGTGTCCAGCAGCTTCGCGTCCACGTCTCCGCCGCTCAGTGTGAGAAGCTGGCCTCTGCGCTTCTTCCATTCCTGCGCGTTGAACGCCGCCAGCGTTCCGATCAGCCGGAACACCTCTTCCGGGGCGATCTCCGCGATGCGGGCCTTGAAGTCTTTCAGCGCCGTCTCCACGTCGTTTATCCAGTAGGTGGATGCGTTGCCCTGATAGACCGGGTTCGTGCTGCCGCGCTTCTTCACCCAGTTCTCACGCTGCGTCCGCCTGAGATTGAATGCCTTGCCGTCCAGCAGACATACCAGCTCAACCGTCGTATCGAGGTTGTGGACTTCCTTGCCCTCCGCGTCCAGCGGCTTTTCCCGGAAGTTGTCGCTGCCGGGGGCATTGCCGTGGGAATCCTTGTTGAACAGCACCCACGTGAATGCGTCTGCGATGCTGCTCTTGCCCGTCCCGTTCATGCCGAAGATGTGCGTCTCCGTGTCCGCGAAGTCGATGGACAAGCTGCGAATCCCCTTGAAATTCTCGATGATGATCTTCTCCAATGACAGCCTCATTTCTGTACCTCCCCTTACTTGAAAAAAAGTCCGAACACGATCTGGCCTATGATGTTCGCCACGATGAATGCCAGCGCCCCGAGTACCGCGATTCCGAACGCTTCCAGCCTGTCGGCCTTTTCGCCGCTGCGCTTCTCTTCGCGCTTGTACGCTGCTACGGCCTTTGCGTAGTAGGCGGCATCCTGCTTCGCCTGCTTTTCCAGTGACCTTACTTCGTTCTCCAACGCCTCGTTCAGGTCTCTCTCGCTGTCGAGCTGCCTCTGCAGCGTCTCCGCGAACACCTTCGCGTCATCCGCCGCCGTCAGCGCCTCTTCGATGTCGTGCTGGACTTCCTTGCTGACAAGTCCCTGCGCGATGACCTGTCGGAGCCTGTCTTCGCTGCCGCCCTGCAGCAGCATGACCGTCGCCCTCTTGTTATCGCTGTCCATTGCCTACCTCCGCTCTATTGCTCTGGTGCTGATGTGTGCTGCCTGCGCCATTCCTCGAATGCCTCGATCTCAACCCTGAGGGTTGTCCCGCGCCTGAAAAGGTGTCCCGTCCGCTCGAATTCGTGCATGATCTGATTCGCCGTTGTCCGGCTCACCGCCAGTATCGTCTGCACATCCTTCGTGCTGTAGTATCGCTTCTCGACTTCCATCGTCTCACCGCCCTTTCAGCAGCGTCCGCACTCTCTGTGCGCTCTGCATCATCTCTGTGACCTCTTTGAGAATCCTGTCCTTCAGTTCCGGGTCATCGATCTTCCCGTCTGCGCCATCCTTCATCGCTGCCGTCTGCATCGCCAGTACATCGTCCATCTCCGCGAACATGCTCATCAACGCGCCGGACAGCTCGTAGCTCGCCGTTTCCGGGTGTACCCTTCCGTAGCTCGCCGGGTACTCCGTCCGCATCCAGTTCGTCCACTTGTCCGGGTCTCCCAGCTCGTAGCAGATTTCGTACATGACATCCGGGTTCGGCTTGATCTTCCCGCTCTCGTAGCGATAAATCGTCGTTGCGTCGCACGAAATGCGTTCCGCGAGGTCTGCTGCGCTGATTTGCTGCGTCTCTCGCCATTTTCGCAGGTCGTTTCCTGTAAATGCCGCCATTGTGCGTTCCTCCCTGCGATGTTATGCTTTATTCGTCGCCGGGGAAACCGGCTCCACGACAGGAGGTATCAGCTCATGCAGCGTCTTTCCGTCCAGCCTCAGCGCCGCGTACTGCTTGAGGGTCTGCCTGTACATCTCCCTCATCCACTCTGCCGTACTTCGATATCCCAGCCCCTTGACAGCCTTGATCAGCGCCGCCTTTTCTTCCGGCTTGAACCAGAAGAACAGCCTCTCTTGACCTTCGTGTCCGTGGTTCCCGCTCTGCTCTGCTCTCTGCCTGACCGGGGCTTCCAGCGAATTGAGCGGGATTGTCGCTCTCTCTTCCGTCTCCGTTTCGGCCTTGACCTCTGCCGTATGCAGCGGGCTTTCCGTGGGCCTCTGCCCTTCGCTCTTGCCGGTGACGTTCAGGTTCAGCTCCGCTTCGTCGTACAGGTCTGTCGCCAGACATCCGAACGTCTCGCACATCGCCGCCATTCCTTCGCGTGTCGGCAGCGCGATTCCGTTCACGATGAAGCTCATGCAAACCTTACCCATGTCCGGCATCTGCTTGGAAAGTGCTGCTGCGCTCATTTTCTTGTCGGCAAGCATAACCCTGATTCGGTTGTCTATCATGCCGCTGCGCCTCCTCTGCTCGATGTCGTTCGTCTTTACCTGATGGGCTTCTCGCTCAGGAACTTCCTCGGATTCTGCCGCAGGAAGTCGCAGATGCGAAGCGCCGACTTGACATCCGGCTCGTACAGTCCCTTCTCGACCCTGCTGTAAGTGCTGATCGCCACGTTCGCCGCCTGTGCGACTTCCGTCTGCGTGTAGCCCTGTTCCTTGCGGGCCTTTTCGAGCCACGACCTATCGAAGATCACTCCGCCTCTCATTGGTTTTCCCTCCATTCCCGACGCTTTTTCGTTTGCATATTCGCAAATTATGTGATACAATACCCGAAGGATTATACCGAGGCTTTGCTGCGCGGTGCCGTGCGTCGTTCGCCACCGTCCGGGGAGCGTGCCCTCTGCGTTGTCAGCTCCGAAACTGCGGATTGCTCCGCGATTTCGTATCGACTATCCCCAATTATAATCCTTTTTGCGTATTTGTCAATACTCAAATTTGACTTTTTGAAAATATTTTCGTATTGGAGGTTCCTGTGATGCAGAATGTCGTTCTCACACCGACGCAACGTATGAATCAAGCCCTCATCGACCGGCACATACAAAAAAAGGTACTGGCCGACGCCATCGGCGTTCCGGCCACCACCCTGAACTCATGGATAAACCGTGGCGGCGATTTCCCCGCCAGCTACATCGTCCCCGTCGCCGAAGCTCTCGGAGTGCATCCCCTCTGGCTGCTCACCGGCGAAGACCATGTCCTGCCTACCATCCCTGATTCCTTCGTGGAGCTGAAAGAGGACGAGCTGTTCCTGCTGCAAACCTTCCGCACCCTCGACCAGGAGGGCCGGGTTGTCGTTGCCAATAAAGCCGTCGAAGAGCTGCGCCGCGTCAAGGCTGAACAGGGGAGTGCGTCGCCAGCGAGCGGCGCTACTGCGTAAAAAAGCTGCTGCGATGTGGGGCGACAGCCCGCCGGTGCTTCTGAATTTCCCTGAGCCGTAGCCTCGCGCGCGCGTATAGTATATATCTATATATCGTCTCTCTGTCTGTAGGTATGTACTACCACTACTACTATGGTTATGGTTCGGTTGGTTTCTGTGGGGTTTCGGCATGGTTTCTACCCGGTTGTTCCACATCCAAAAACCCGGTTGTTACCCGGTTTCTACCCGGTTTCGTAACCCGGTTATGCTGTGGTTGTTATATGGTAATTTCCCGGTTGCTTATCTGATTTCAGGAGGTATTGCCATGAGGAAACTGGCCTCTGCTCTATTGGTTCTTCTTTCAGTGTCTCTCTGCGCTGCTGCTGAGATGTATCCTTCCGGCTGGTATTCGCTCCACGGTGATGACGGTTCTGTTCTGTCGCCCTTCTATATGCCGTATGGCTGCACAGTCTCTCTACCTGATTCGATGTCCCTGTCTCCGCTGGAAACGGTGCTGCCATTCACGGCTGCGCCGGGAATTTATAAAGTCCCGTCTGATGTTCCTCCCGGAACGTACTCCGTGAAATGCGATGATTCATCTTCGTGGTGCATCGTTTCTGTCTGGGATGATGCTGGCAAGCTGGTTATCTCTCAGGTCATGCACTCGGATGAAGGAGGCGTTATCGCATCGGTTCCGATGTCAGATGGCTATTCCTTCGAGGTGGAGAAAGGGAGCGCCCACTTTGATGCGGCTGTCGGCGTGACCTTTGACTTCTCCGAACGAGAGGAATCCTCTGACCGGCTCTTCGTTCCGAAGCCGGGAACATCCCTTCTCGATGTCGCGGAATCTGCCGTCGACGGAAACTGAGGTGCCGCCATGAATGATCTGATCTGGTGCTCTTCCTGCGGAACTGATGTTTCCCTTGCGCGGGCCGTCGCTGAGCTGCCATGTCCCTGCTGTGGCAGCACGGACTACTTCGTGCTGGCTACCGATGCCGAATATGATGCGCTCTTGTCCCTCTCCGAGCGGATGCAGCGTATCGGCTGCTGGGAAGTCGCTGAGGCTGCATTCCGTCGCTGCCGCGATCAGGGGTACATCTCCACAGCCGATTGTAATCTGTCCCTCCGCGCTCTTTCGTGGCGGAAGGAGTGCTCCGAGGTTGCCCGCGATCTCATCCGCTCATCCTCCGCCGCCCTGACCGTCGATGCTCTGCGCTCCCTGCTTCTCAATGAGTACGACGAGTACACCGTCGGTTGGCTGCTGACTGAGTTCACCGGGCTGCGCCGCGTCCCCTTTGACAACACCTACATCGTCGAGGTGCCGAATGCCGCACAAGAAACGTAAAGGCGAGCGGCCTGATGGTCTCATTCAGGTCTCTCTGCAAGTCGGCTTCCGCGCCGACGGAAAGCCTGACCGCAAGTTCTTCTACGGCCATTCCCGTGCGGAGGCCGAGCGCAAGCGCGATGCCTACAAGCAGCGTGTCGGCTCTTCCTTCTCCCCGAACATCACTGTCCGGGAATGGGTCGAGGTTTTCAAAAAGACATACCGCGAGGGTGTCGATGATGCCTACATCGATCAGGACAACGTGCCATACAACAGGCTTGTCTCCGCGCTGGGCTGGAAACGGATGGTTGACGTCCGCGAATCCGATCTCCAGTCCGCGCTCAATGCCGTCTCAGGCATGTCCTTCTCAACCGTGGACAAGTACGTCCAGTGCATCCGCCGGGTCTTCCTTCGTGCGCAAAAAAATAAGGTCATCAGCGATAATCCCGCTGCTGACCTTATCGTGCCTCCGTCTGTCAAGGGCACCCACCGCGCCCTCGAACGCTGGGAGGTTGAGCTGATCCTGGACAACTGGAACAATCCGAACACCTGCGCCGGTCTATGGGTGCTGCTCATGATGCTCTGTGGCCTCCGTCGCGGTGAGATGATGGCGCTCGATTGGTCTGCTGTCGATCTCTCCGTTCGTGCGCTGCACGTCCGGCAGGTCGCCGTCATCCACAGCAACCGGGCCGTGATCGCGGAGCGGGCGAAAACTGATGCGGGGCTTCGCACCCTCCCGATCTGTCAGGCCCTCTTTGATGCGCTCTCCGCTGTCCCTGTCGAGAAGCGCGTAGGGCCTGTCTGCCGCTCTGCAAAGGGCAAGCCCCTGTCTGAGGCTGCTGTCCGTCGCGGCCTGCAACAATTCTGCGCGGTGCTCACTCGCATCCGCAACGGCGAATCGACCGAGAAGCCTGTCCGCCTCTCCAAAGCTGCGAAGGCTGCACAGGACGAGCGCCGCGCCTCCCCGGACTACGTGACCTTTTCCTTCCGCGCTCACGATCTCCGTCACACCTTCGCCACCGCCCTCTACGATGCCGGGGTCGATGTCAAGGCTGCGCAGTATTTTCTCGGTCACGCCGATGTCCGCATGACGATGGACTTGTACACCCACCTGTCCCGCGAACGCGATTCCGCTTCCCGCTCGCAGATCGTGTCCCTGTTCGACGCATGGGTGAGGGAGCGGATGCAGGACGCAGCTTCGTTGCCGTCTCCGTCTCTCTGGACAGCGCGTGTGGTGCTCGCCGTGCCGCCTGAACCACCAAAAAGCACCGATAATTGAGTGCTCTGTGGTAAAAATGTGGTAATTCGCTTTCCTGCTGTCTGTACCTCGTAGCGAAAAGCCTTGCGCCGCAGGGCTTTTCAGGGTTTTGTCTGGTTTTTGTCACCTTGCTTCGGGACCAAAAGGTCGCAGGTTCAAATCCTGTCACCTCGACCAACAAAACCCCACGGAAATGCCTGATTCCGTGGGGTTTTTCGTTGCCCTGCCTCCGCTGCGCGTCTCTTTCCTGCCGTTTCTAACAGGCCATGCGTGGTAAAAACGTGGTAATTTACCACATCCGCAATCTTGTCCGCATGGTAGTACCTGCGTCGCTCGTGACGCAATCTGCCATCTCAAAGCTCTCAGGCGGCACTCAGGAGCGTTCTCCGCCCGTATGCGGTAAATCCTTCGCCCTATGTGGCGGGGCCGCTCTGAGGGCCGTTAAATCGCGTTAAACAGCGGCCTCCGCGTGAGAGACCGCTGTGCCGTCTATTTCCGCCTGTACCTGCGCTTCGCTTCGCTGTATTCCTTGACCGTCGTGAATCCGCTGTAGGCTGCTGCCTGTTTCTGTGCTTCCGCCTTGCTTTTCGTGAAGCTGCCGAACACGGGAATCCATGCGTACCCTTCCTGATGGATGTAGAACAGCCCAGAATCCTTGTCTTTTGACACGACGTAGAATCTCATGCCGTCTCGCCTCCGCCTCAGTTGCACCGCCGGAGCAGGTCAACGATGTCATCCAAGCCATCCGGGAGCGGTGCCTTGACCACGTTCCCGTCGTTCATCTCTCCTATGGTGCCGTCCGCGTATTGCCGGGTGCGTTTGCCTGTGTCGTACCGCAGGAAGAATCTGTTCTTCTTGATGCTATCCGGCTCGTACTCGTATTCCGGGTAGAGCGTCAGTCCGAGCGTCGGTTCTTCGCAGATGTCTCCGACGGTGCCGTTCACAAAAAAGTAGATGGACGTATGGCAGCTCAGGCCGAACGGGCCGTAGATTTTGTAGGGCATTTCGATGGCTTTTGAAATCCTCTCCGCCATCGGGACGATGACGTTGTTATACCATCCGGGGATTTCGCGCTCCAGCTTGTCGAGCCGCTTCTGATGCCTCTGTATGAGGCTCATCAGCTTTTCGCGGTCTTCTTTGTTCTTCCTGTCCGCCTCGATGTAGGCGGTGTAGATTTCCTGCATCATTCGCCGTCGCCTCCCTTCTCCGCTTCTTTGTGCTTCGCCTGTAGGTGCTGGGCGTATAGCTTCGTCCCGATTCCGAAGTTCCACGCGTTCTTCGTGATGTACTCGTAGTAATCCGGGTCGTACTTCTTCAGGATTTCAAGCGTCTTTTCATCGGTCATTCCGTATCGTTCCTCCCTCCGTTGAAATGCCGGTGGACTTCCGCCCACCGGCACCCGTCTGTCCTTATGCGACCTTCCGCTTCGCCGGTGCGGGCTGCTGCAGCCGGTTCCACTGCGACTTGCTCATTCCGAGGATGCTGTAGCCGATGCTCTCCATCGCCGTCGAGCGGTCGTAGCTCTCCACATCCTGCGCGGCGCGGGTGACGGCGTTCGCCAGCCCGTACAGGCTGAACTCTCCGCCCCTGATGAGGTGATCGAGGACGCCGCTGCTCTCTTTCTGGTTGATGCCGTAGTCCGTCGCCGCCAGCTCCACCATCGCGGGGATGTCCGGCGCGGTGATCTTCGCTTCTTTGGCGTCCTTCATCATCTGCACGACCTTCTCGAACCGGGTCTGATCGACGGCTGCGCGGACGGTGTCCTGCACCTTCATCATCAGCGCCCTGTCATCCGCCGCCAGCGTTGCGCTGCTGTACAGCGTGTAATCCTCCGCCGCCTCATTGCCGCGTCCTATGTGGTAGCGCCGGGTCGCTGCGTCGTTCACGACCATGCCGTTCGTGCACACCAGCCTGTAGACCAGCGGCTGGACTGCCATGCTTCCCATGCCGACCTCGGAGTTGGTAATCAGGATCCCGCTCTGCACGATGTCGCCGGGAGTAACCTCCGTCTGCAACCGGGGATTGACAACCTTGATGTACATGCGTTCGTCGGTGACTTCGCAGCTCTCCACGCGGGCATCCTTGATGTCGCTGATGATCGGGAGTACCGCTTCCGCGATCTCGAAGTTGTCAATCCGGCGGTACTTGTCGGAGAGGAATGCGCGGGCTGTTCCGTCGAGGGTGCGCACCATGCGGGTCTGCGGATTGTGGTTGAACCACTCGTTGACGTTCATCGTCAGCAGTTCCGGGTGCTCCGTGCGCATCTTGTCGTAATACTTCGCCGGGATGCCGAGCGAGGCGCCGATCTGCCGGTGCGCGATGTCGTTCACGCTCAGGATGGTGTTCTGCCGCTGCGCCGGGTTCTGCATCGTCAGCATGTGGCCTCCGTCCGGGGTCGCGTCCATGACGAGGTTCCGAGTGTCGATCAGGTAGTCGTGCTTCGCTTCGCGCTGCCGGGTGAGTTCCTGAGCCAGTTCCATCAGAGTGCGTCCAAACTTCATTGTGGTGTCCTCCCTTTCATTCTGTCGATATGGATTAGTGCTGCGCGGTCATCTCTGCGATGACCTTGCGCTTGATGACGTCGTAGTAGCGGTTCTTCCACCGCAGGCTCTTGTGGGGGTAGCTGGGAATCGCGTAGCAGCGGTTCAGGACCTCGTTCCTGATGTAGTCGCTCTGGATGATCGCGTTCCGCAGCTCTTCGTCTTCGATGCTCGCCGCGATGCTCACGACGCTCTCGCAGCTCATGTGGGCGATTCCCAGCTTCTTCATGGTGTCTTTCCTCACTGCCGTCGTTCCTCCGTGGCGGGATGTTCATTGCTTCGTGTAGACCACCTTCCAGCCGTTCTCTCTGGCCTTGCGCTCAATCTTGCTGATTCGGCTCATAAGGTCGTACATGCTGACCTCGATAACTCCATCCACGACCTTGAAGGTCTTTCCCTGTACGCTGATGCGCTTCGTCATGGTGATTTTCCTTTCTGCCCGTCTCGCCGATGGCCCAGCGTTGTCGGTTCGGTTACGCGGCCTTGAACTCTTTCACGTCCCACATCTTCATCGTCCCGCCGGTATAGTTCGGAACCTCCCTCGTGTCGATCTCTCCGCTCTGGGAGATATAGAAGTGGAGCTTCGTCATCGTGTCATACCCTTCAAGCAGCATGTCAACGCTGTAGTGGGTTTCGTCGGTCTCCATCGTGCCGCCGGGGAAGGCGTCGAGCTTGCAGTAGACGATCTCGTCGCTGTAGCCGTAGTGCCAGCCGTCTACCGCGTCCCGGAACATCCTGAGCAGGTCGCCATCGGTGTAGATTTCCTTGAACTCTTTCATCTGCTGCTTCGTGCGCTCCAGCTTGTCAAGCGTGGTGTAGGCCTTGTTGATCGTGATCTTCATGTGCGTAGCCTCCAATCCGTATTTTCGTTGTGTTCCTACCAACTGAGGCTATTATACTACGTTAGAATATTGATGTCAACCCATAAATACGCATTTTCGTAACATTTTTTTCATAAATCGTATCAACGACGCAAAATAATAGCCCGCCGATGCTGGCGGGCTTGAATCTGCGTATCACTCCGTCGGCTTCCGCTTTCGCGGTTTCCCGACGTATCTGCCGGAGGTCACACGGCCATCGATGTACGGTTCGTCTTCGTCGATGAACCAGTCGCGGCCCAGCTTCTTCGCGGTTCTGAATCCTCCGCGTAGGGCTTTCTGTCGCACGATGTCGATGTGCTTCCCGTGGCGCTGCGCATATTCCTTCAACGTGATGATTGCCACTTTGCTTGCCTCCCTTCGTGGCATTGCTATCCTTGCATAATTCTATCAGCGCCGCGCTGCCTTGTCAAGCTTCCGCCTTGCCTCATCCGCCTTTGCCCGTTCCCGTTCAAGCTCCGCCGCGTATGCCAGATCGTCCAGCTCCGCTTTCAGCCCTTCGTCCAGCGCATCGACCCAACTCTCCGGGATTTTGTGGAAGCCGCACAGAGCGCCCGCCAGCCCGCCGGTGATCGCTCCGATGGTGTCCGCGTCCCCTCCGAGGTTGACCGCAATCTCCACGGCCTTGCGGAAGTCCGTGGAGTAGCGCGTTGCCTGCCTGATGCTCCATACCGCCGCGAGGAAGCTGTCCTTCACGTAGCCGGTGGGATTCGGCGTGAATCCGGGCACCATGGCCCGGCGGTAGTCCGTCTTCCTGATCTCGTACTGGAAAACGTCCCATCGGGAATCGAACACTTTCCTGTTCAGCATCCTGCCGATGATCCTGCTGTACAGCTCGCAGGCCTCCGCTGCTTCCGGGTCGTAGTGCGTCATCCGGCTTATCGTCCCGGCCCAATGAGCGATGTTGTCTTCGCTGTAATAGTAGCAGGGGACGTAGGCCGTGCGCATCAAACTTCCGTTGCCTGCGCTGCGCCCTCCGAGGTTGATGTGGGCTTCCTTCGCTCCGTCAAGCCAGTCTTTCTGCGACGGCAATATGATGTTCCCTCTCTCCCTTGCGAGCCACTGTGCCCTGTTGATGCTCAGTCCGCAGGTGCTTCCGATGTCCTTTGGCCCTCCGTTGGCCCACTTGATGAAGTTCTCTCCGATGCTCTGCACCGGGGCGTTCGGCTGCTCGCAGATGCCTCTTGCCACGCAGAGCGTCATCTGCGTATCGTCGGTCACTTCGCCGGGGCGGACGTTCAGCCATCCTCCGCCGATCATCTCCGTTACGCGCCCGTGCTGCTCTTTGATGCTCTCTGCGCTCATAAACTCTACCGGCGCTCCGAGCGCGTCCCCCACGGCCACGCCGTAGAGGACGCCCCTGATCTTATCGTGCTGCATGTGATTCATTCTCCGTTGCCTCCCTTTCTGATGTCCTTCGTGCTGTCGCCCTCGATGTAGTCGGGCATGGCTCCAAATTCTCCGCTCAGGCACAGCGATGTCGCCGCGCATACGATGGTCATTACCGTGGTGTCGAGGCTGTTCCAATCCAGCGCGTTCTTCAGCCCGCGCTTCGCCGCGTCGTACCCGACCTTTTGCGTCGTGAGCCGTATCAGCCTCGCTACGTGCTCTTTCAGCACCCGCTTGTCCGCTTCCGTGTCGGCGTTCTTCCCTGAGTTCTGACCCATCCAGAACATGCCCCACATGGAATCTTTCAAGCCTGCCCGCCAGTCGATCTTATCCGGCATCGGCTTCGCCTCCCTCCGTCTGCTGCGTCGCCCTGATGATCTTCCTGTAGACCATCGCTTCCAGCGCGTCGCCGATTTCCTTCTCCGTGAAATACGCTCTCTGCTCCACGTGCCGGATGTGGTTTCCGAAGTAGTCCGCGCTCAGGAGCCGTACTTCGACCTCGCCGGAGTGCTCCGTGTCGTTTTCCGAGTGCGTGAATGCCCTGAGCAGCTTGCCCTCCGACCTGTCTACCACGACGTGCATCATCTCACACACCGTCCTCTCCGTCGTATGCGCCGGGGAGGATTTCCCCGGCCGTGAAACCCCTGACGATCATGTTGCCGATGCGCTGGAGTTCCTGCGGAATGAGGTCATCGGCGCGGATGTGCTGCCCTTCGTCTCCGAGGTACTGGACGTACCACCAGTTTTTCGGGGTGCTCTTTTCCTTTTGATCGAGGAACCGCAACTCATGGATGGCGAGCCTCAGCTTCTTCGCCGTCGGTGTGTTCGGGTTCGTCAGCTTGTCCAGCTTCTCTTGCAGCACCATCGCCGCAAATTCGAGGTTGCTCAGATCATGCGGATTTTTCATACTCTTCATCCTCCCTCTCCGTCTTCCGCAGGAGGCCTGCTTTCCGCAGGCGCTCCCTGTTCCTCTGTTCGATTGCCCGCATCAGTGCGAGCTTGTTCTTGACCGTCACGCTGCCGCCTCCCTTCTCAATGATCGCATTCGTCGAAGTAGTTGAAGATCGCATCGATGGCTTCGCGCTCCGTCTGCTTCTTCGTGATGGCGTCCACGAGGTTGTGCCCTTCCTGATAGGTGCTTTCGTCGATCAGCCCTGCCGCGTTGTAGGCCATCATGATGCCGAGCGTCTTCGCTGTGTTCAGGTTGTCCCTGTGCCTCGCTACCGCGAGCAGCGCCGTGGACAGCAGCGTCGCCGTCTGCCGGTTCAGGTTCCAGTAGGCGATAAAGCCCTGGATGATTACGAGGTACTGCTCATTCATCGTCTTCGCTCCCTTCTTCGAGGAAAATCGTCACGCGCTCGTATGGGCCTATGGTGCCTTGAAATGTCCTGATCTTGTACATCATGTACTTCCAGATTCCCGTGTAGGTCTTTACCCTGATGCCGTCCATCGTGTTCCAGAAGTTGATGCGTTCCCTCTCCGCCCACTCCGCTATCTTCGCGGACGGGACGAAATTCTTTCCGGCTTTCTGATCGAACGTGAATGTCTCCACCCATTTGATTGCGTCGTAGTGCTCCGCGCTCCGATGATTCACGTACCGCAGGATTCCGTCGATGGTGTAGGCGTAGCCTCCGTTCGTGTCCATGTTCACCCTCGACCAGTGGTAGGGGAAGCCGGTGCAGTTCGCCGCGCCGTCGAACCGGCACATCTGCGTCGCCAGCTCCCTGCCGCCCCTGAACCGCATCACGTCGCCTTCGACCTCTGTCCCGTCCTTCGCCGTAAAGCGGATGTACACGCGGTAGTTGCCGACGTCCAGCCCCTTTACGCTGCTGTCGTTCGCTGCGAAGTTGCATCCGCGCTTCTCGACGAGCAGGTAGTTCTTGTCACCAATCCTCATCTTCATCCTCCCATTCGTCATCGTCATCGTCGCGCCACTCGAAACGGTACGGCCCTTCCGCCTCATAGATGGAATCGACCTTTCCTCTATGCGCCATCCGCTCCAAACGCTCGTCATCCATCAGCCTGTCCGCAAGCGCTTTGAGCAGGTCTTCGTAGTCGCCCTCCGTGAAGCACTGGTAGATGCGGTCGAGGATGTCCGCCGCGTTTGTATACTTCCGCAGCCAGTTCGCGTAGCTGCTCAGGTCGTTCGCCCAGCCGGCCAACGCGCCCGTGTTGTCGAACACGTCTCCGTCGTTGTACCACTTGTAGACCAGCTTGTTGACCGCCGTCACGGTCTGCGTTGCTTGATTCTCGCCCTCGCCGAACTCCGGCAGGTACTTCCCGTTGATCGCCTTGAACTCGATCTTGCCGAAATAGCTCCAATCTACCATTGCTTTCCCTTTCTCACCTGCCATCATCAGCGCCGGGTGGTGAATCCACGGCGGACGGGCTTTCGCCCGTTTCGGCTCAGTCCAGAACCTCATCCATGTATGTGACCTCTCCGTCGGCTACGGTCTCCGCGAATGCCCTTGCTTCGCGCTCCGTGTTGAACGTCCGAATCCACTCAGGCCTCTTCCCGTGCGGTGTGTCCATCCAGTCGTATTCGACCATCCACGTCCTCTTCCCGAATTTCATGCTGCTCGCCTCCCTTACTTCCTGTACCCGAGAATCTGCCAGAAGTTGTCTTTGTCGTGCAGCTTTTCGATGAACTTGTTCATCGCCGCCTCCGTGCGGAAGCTCTTGCGCTTCGTGATGATCTCCGCCTTGCGGTTGAATTCCTGCCATGCTACCTCGAACATTTCCTTGCCCTCCCTTATCCCTTCAAGAATTGCTCTGCGATGATCTTCGCTGCCGCCTGGAATGCTTCCAGTGTGATCTTGCCCTCTGCCAGCATCCTGTGGTTTCCTTTGTTTGCCGCTTCTACTCCATCGACTTCCATGTACCACTTGATTGCGACGATGTAATCGTTGACCGTGCCCTTCATTGCTTTTTCCCTCCGTTTTGTGTCGTTCCCGTAACATTTCCTTAACTCTTGATGCTATTATACTACGTTAAAATAGCTATGTCAATAGAAAAATACGCAATTTCGCAATAAAATTTTCAATATCGTATCATACAACGAAAAAAGAGCGCACCCGGCGGAAATCCGGGTGCGCTCTTGCGTATCATGTTCTATTTTCCAGCTTTTGCGAACGTAATCTCGTATCCGCCCATCGCCGCCAGCGCAACAACAAAGGCATTCACCACCGCGAGCAGCGCGTTCTCCGCCGTCAGGCCGGTGGTAAAAGCTGTCGCAACCAGCATGATAATCAGCGCGATTGCGTATGCCACAAGCCGTGTGGGGATGTTTCCGAACGCCTTGTCGAGCGGCAGCTTGAGGAACTGTACGATCAATAGTGTTGCTGCTGTCGCTCCGGCTATTGTTGCGAGGTAAGCCCATGTGAACGGGGTCTGAGGGCCGGGTGTCGGCTCAGGTTCGTCAGTGACGATCTCCGTCGCTGCCGCGCTGGGCTTGATCTGCTCTTCCGCCTCCGTCGCGGGAGGCTCCGTTTCTGCCATGACCGGCAGGACGCAGATGGCGAAAACCATCAGCGCAACCAGAACCAGAATCAGGATTTTCTTCATGTTGCATTCTCCCTTCTACTTCAGGGGCAAACGGTTGACCTCTCGCATCAGGTTGTCGAGGTCTCCGTTGCCGCCTAATCCTTCGTGGTAACAGTCGTGCATCTCTTTGAGAATCCGGCGGTCATCGAAATCCACCGCTCCGTCCGAGATGTATTTCAGGCCAAGATATCGAATGCGGTCATAGAGCATCAATTTCTGTGCTGTCTTGATGGCCTCGATGTCTTTGTCTTTCCCGTCATCCTTGTCGTACTTCCGCTTCCTCCGCTGCCTGATTCCCTCCGCGATGGCGTTGATCAGCGCGGCTACCGCTGAACCTCCGAGCAGACCGCCTATGATGGCGATGATGATTCCAGTGTCCATCGGTGCCTCACCTCCAATCTGCGCGGTTGATCGCGTAGAAAAAAAGCGCCAGCACGATGATTGCGGGCAGCGCGAGTTTGAGGAACCGCATCCCGGCGGTGATCAGCAGGTCGGTCTTCGCCACAGCGATCTGGATTTGCCTCTCCACGCTCATCAGCTCTCACCGCCTCTCATCAGCCATTCGAGCGTTCTTCCGTTCATGAGCAGATTCTTGTCCACGTGGGTCTTGATGCCGTCGATCTTGCCCTTCTCCGTGTACTGCCACAGGTCGCACTCGAAATCCGGCTTGTACCCGTTCGGCTCGCCGATGTCGTTCTTCGCGTAGCGAGGAATCCATACAAAGTCGAACAGGCTGCGCAGTTCGTCGAATCTGTAATCCTTGTAGTGGTGGTGCGCGACGTATGCGCCGACGCGCTTGATTCCGAGGTCGCGCAGCGTCTTGACGAAAGCCCTGACGCCCGCCTGCGTGATGCAGGTCTGCTCCATGTCGATGCAGTAGAACAGCGGGTCGTACCCGCTGGCGTACTCCACCATCTTGATGGCTTCGTCTTCGCCCTTCGCCGCGTCTCTCGCGTAGCTGTAGCAGAACACTCCGAATGGGATGCTCCGCTCCTTCATCGCTCTGGCGTATTCGTCGAACCGGGTGTCCTTATCGCTTCCGATGGAAGCGCGGGGAATCACGAGGCTCACATGGGGCTTGAGTGCGTCGAAATCAATGCTGCCCTTGTGGTAGCTGATGTCGATGATCTCTTTGCCGGTGGTGCTGCCCTCTACATCACCGGCTTGCTCAAAAGGGTAGAAGATGAAGAACTGCTTCCTCTGCTCTTCAAACGCGGCGAGTTTCTGCCGCTTCCGGGTGGAGGATGCCGGGTCGTTCGCGTACATGTAGGTATCGTCGCACCGCCACAGGCAGATGTAATGTCCGCCCTTCGTCCAGTAGCCGGGACCCATGCTGGCGACCACGAGGCATCCGGCCTTGATCGCGGCCTTCGCCGTCGCCATCGACTTCGTCTGTACAAACTTCGTGAAGTTGTAGGCTTTGGCGATGCTCTTGAAGAAGTCCCATGCGGTGCCGCTGTTCTTCGTGCGGAAGCCGTGGTCGAGCGCGTACTGGCACATTTCCACCGGGGTCAGATTCTTGTTTACCCACGTCGCCATGATGTCAGCCATCGAGGTCGGGCCGCAGCCGGAATTGGCGATCGTTTGCTTCTTATTGCCGCAGCTCGTATAGGGCTTCTTTCCCCACCTGCTGTCGCCCTGCTTGTAGTCTACCGGCTGCTTCGTGCCGGTGCCGGAGGTCTTCGCCGTCCGGGTGTACTCGCAATCCCACAGCGCCAGCCAGTCGTTCAGCTCCACGTTACCCGTGGCTTCCAGCCCTGCCGTAGTCTGGAATGCGATGACGTTCTTCCGGGTGTTGCTGCCGTACTTGCCGTCGATGCTCGTAGAGACCAGCGCCTGTACCGCCTTGACGTACACGCTGCACGAGTAATCCTTGTACATGACGGCGGGGAGCGTCTTCACCAGCTCCGTGAGGGTCTGAGGGCCTGCCTTGCCGTCAACCGTCAGCCCGTGCTCCCTCTGGAAATTCTTCGTCGCGGTTTCGAGGGCAATCGAAAAATCATCCTCAACCGGGAATCCCATCAGCAGCCGGTAGGCCCGTACCGCCTGCTTCGAGTTGGATTTACTGCCGTGTTTCAGGATCATCTTCCGTCACCTCCACCAGCTCCCCGTCGATCATCACCATCACGGTGTCGTGCTCGACCTGCTCTTCGTATTCCGGCTCGTAGTACCTTGCCATGTGTCTCACTCCAATCATAAATTGATCTCTTCGCCGCTGGCGCACCATGCGTCGAATCTCCGTCGCACGTCTTCTTCTAATTCCGGCCACGGTTCAACACCGCGCACCACCCGGACGGGAACATCCAGTTCCCTTGCGCCGGTTTCGGCGTTATGTGTGATGCAGACCGGCGCGAGGTAGACATCCACGAGGCCGTCTTCCCGAACGTCTATCGCGTAGAAGCGTTTACCCTGCGCGGGATGGTCTCGCGGTGAGTTCGTGTCTCTATGCTGCGATCTGCTCATATCTACCATCCCATTCATAAGGTTCTCCGTGCGTAAACGCGATGTTGTCCTCAATCCACTTTTTCAGCCCGTCTCCGTTGCAATGGGTGAGCAGCCCGTTGTAGCTCACGCAGACCTGCATGCAGTAGTCGAAATCGACCTCGCCCTGCCGGTATCGCTCCGCCAGATTTTTCAGCGCCCGCTTCATGTGCTTCGTGGTGCTCTTCCTCAGCAGAATATGGGTAGCCCAAATCCTCTTGCCGACAAATGGGATGCCGTGGGACATGGGAATGACCTGCGTTTTTCGGTTGCATTTCAGCCGCAGCTCCGCCTCCATGAACTTCCGTATGGCCTCCATCCATCCGTGGAGCGTCGCCTTGTCCGGCGCGAGGATGATGATGTCATCCATGTACCGGGTGTAGTACCTGATGTGAAGAACGTGCTTCGCGTACTGGTCGACCTCGTTCATCACGAGGTTCGCCGTCGTTTGCGACATCAGTGAGCCGATGGGTACGCCGACCTCGAACAGCCGGTCTTCCTTCGCCACCTCCATGCAGGTCTTTCCTTCCGGCAGGCCGAATGCCGTGTGCCGGCATCTGATGATGTTCCCGATGATCTTCAACAGCAGCGGGTCTTCGATGTACTTCCCGTACAGCTCCATGATGACGTCGTGATCGAGCCTGTAAAAGAACTTCGCCACGTCGATCTTCCCGCACACCCAGCTCTTCGCATCCGGCTTCCGGCTGATCTGCCTCAGCCACCTTTGCAGGTTCTTCGCTGCTTCTACCGCGCCTTTCCCTTTGCGGCAAGCGTAGCTGTGGTAGATGTAGTGCTTTTCCAGAATAGGGCACAGCTCTCCGTATATGGCCTGCTGTGCCACGCGGTCTCTAAATTGCGAGACCTGGATAAGTCTCGTCTGCGGAATGCGGACATATCGTTCCTTGTAGAGGCCGCTTTCGTATTCGCCGCTGAGGAAGTCCGCTTCGAGCGACAGCAGGTTTGCGCACAGGTCATTGTTGAATGCCATGACCTCAGGCCTGAACCGCTTGCCCTTGCTGCTTTCCTTGTTGGCACGGAGAAAATTGTCATAGGCCACGATGCGTTGCATCACACCTGATGCTTTCTGCACGAGTAACCTCCCGCATCGCTGCGCTGCGCGTGATATTCCTACCTTCGCAGCAAATGTGTTCATGGCGGGGTGTCCTGCCCGTCAACGGAAACATACTCCTTTGCCTCCGGGGCACTTCGCGGGAAGCCGTAGCCGCCCGCGTCTTATGGTCTATGCCGCGCTGCTGCGCGGCGTGGTGGAGGCAGAGCCGGAGCGGACGCCATAGTTCGTGTTCGTGTTCGACCGGGTGTTGTTGGCGTTCACGTAACCCAAACCAGTGTTGGACGTGTTGTTGTAGTTGCCGCCGCGCCGGGGGAACCGCTCAAAAAACAAGGCGCTATCGCTATGCAGTATGCTCCCCATGATAAAAGGCCCGGAAGCTACCGGCGGCGCGGCTGCGCTGCCTGCTTTGCTTCCAGAGCCTTTATCAATCCGCCGTTGATTCTGCCGAGTTCTTCGACCATCGCGCCCCACGTTTTGTGCTGATGCGGGGTGATGTACCCGCACCTCAGCGCGTAATCCATAAATGCTTTCAGCGCGTTCTTCCGCCGGTCGTAGGCTTTCAGGTTCGTCATCGTGTAAAAGCCGTTTCCGATGTCTGCCGCGATTTCCAGCATCTCGTAGCCCGCTGATCTGATGCGTGGCGTGATTCCGCTGCGCTCTTCTCGTGGGAAGTTTTTCAGCCGCCCTCGCATGTAGTCCAGCATGTCGGCTGTCTTCTCTTTCAGGATCAGGTCTTTTCCCTCAGCCATATTCTGTTGCCCTCCGCTTCAAAAGGGGAGACGGGGGCGCTGCCGCGCCCCTTTCAGGGTTCAGTTACCAGTTACCAGTCACTCCAAAAAGCCGGAGCGGACGCCAAAGTACGCGTTCGTGACCGACCGGGTGTTGCTGGCGTGCACGTAACCCAAACCAGAGTAGGACGTGTTGACGTAGAAGCCGCCGCGCCGGGGGAACCGCTCACCGCCGAAGTTGATGTACGTGTTTCCTTGCGTGGTGTCGCCACTGATCGGGAACAGACCCAGCTCTCGCATGATGCACGGGATGTAGGGCAGGTTCGTCGAGTTCACGGCCAGGTCTTTAAACTGCGTGCTCTTTTCGCCGATGGTCGTATCCGCGGTTACGGTGTCCAGCGTGATCTTACTGTTCAGCCAGTTCCAGTGCAAGGCTCCGGCGGTGCCGGGGGCAACGAGTGTGTAGCTGTCATCGCTGCTGCTCGGCAGGATGGCTTTCCACGCTGCGCTGTTCACGCTCAGGTCGGCACTGGGGTCTGCCGCGTTGTTATCCGCGAGAATCTGGATTTCTCCGTCAACGATGCGGTAGCCGTAGTCCTGATCGAAGCAGTTGCCGGTCAGATCGTCGATACCATTCGCCTTGCCGCCGAAGCGCCACGAGAGCGGGCCGCTGCCGGTCAGGGTGTTCAGGCCGTTCGGCTCGCTGTCACTGATCTGAGAGGCCACGGGAATGCCGCCGATGCGCCTGCCGCGTTCCCAATACAGCGGGCACACGTCCGGCTTCGTCGCAAGGGACGTGGTATGCGGGACGAGGCATGTATATGCGACGCCCTGGAATACGCGGACGTCGTTCACGCTAACGTTCGCGTTCACGGCCCACTTCGTGCCGTCGCGGTAGTCTACGCCACGATCATTGTTGCCCTTGACGGTGCTGCATCCGAGCTTCTTCGCCAGCAGGAGCAGCAGGCCGCTGTCCGCGACGGTCTTCGGACCGAAGCCGGTGCCGCAGGCTTTGATCTTCGCCAGCAGCTGGTCAGCTCCGAGGTTCACCAGCGGTGCCACGTTCGGGATGCTGTGGCAGGCGTTGTTGAAGTTTCCGCCCTTGTACACGGCGATCAGGCGGCGGCTGATTTCCTGCCCGTTGACGATGAACGCCGGGTGTGTGTGGTTCGGCAAGCTGGCGTCGAGATCGCTGCTCTTGCACTTGTAGATGGGGTAGAAGAAGTTCGGGGTGCCGTCCGCCGCGTACTTCACGACCCAGCCCATCTCTGCGGCGAACCGCTCAATGTTGTCCTTGACGGCCATCACTCGTTACCTCCCTCGTTGATCATCTCGACCAGTTCCTGATATTCCTCAATGGTAATGCGGTCGGCCATGAGGAACACGTCGAGCTTCTGCAGGGTGGCCTCCACGTCGTAGCCGCCCTTCTGGATAATCCGCTTCATCAGCTTATAGGTCATTGCGATTCCCTCCATTCGCTCCATGTCTTTTCTGTACTGCCGGTCTGTCCACCAGACGGCGATTCTCGTCAGCAGGTCGCTCATTCCGCATCCATCAGGGCGACGAGTTCCTGATACTGCTCCGTGGTGAGCCTGTCCGCCGCGAGGAATGCGTCCAACTTGTCCATGATCGCTTCCCTGTCCAGCGTTCCGGCTTTCTTGTCGCGCTCGATGATGCGCTTCATCAGGTTATAGGCCATCGCGTCATACCTCCATTCCGAGTTCCAGCATGGTGATTTCGTACAGCGCATCGGCCATCAGATCGTCGTGATCATTGACCTGCGCTTTGAGGTCGCGGTAGGGCTGAATCTTCGCTTCCCAACGGGCTTTCCGTTCGCGCTCCCACTCTTCCTCTTCTTCCGGGGTCGGGCCGGGTTCCGGCTCATCCGTCAGGATGACGGCCTCTTCGATGTTCTCAGGCATCGTCTGTGTTCCTCCCTTCCTTAGGTTCCCAGCGCCGCGATCTGCGCCTCAGCGGTGATCAGCCGCTCTTCGAGGTCGCGCTGGATTGCGCCGTCGACGGAACGCTGCAGGTCTGCGTAGATCGTCGCTGCGATCAGGTCTCCGTTGCTCGGCACGTCGAGGTTCGCCCGTGCGCCTGCCGCGTCGGTTGCGTTCGTGCCGCCGTTTTCGATCTTTGTCTTGCCGGACAGCTTCGTGGCGTCCAGCGACGTGACCGGGATGGCGACGTTCCCGCTTCCGTCGAAGCTCGTAGCGGTGCCGGTCGCGCCGCCGGTCAGAGCAAACGTCCGGGCCGTCTCCAAAATCGCTGCCTTTTTCGCCACGATGTCGCCGCTCGCCAGCCCTGCCATCAGCCCGTCCAGCGTCACGTCGCTGTGGCCCAGCTTCAGCATGACGAGGGTGTAGATCAGGTCTGCGAGCATGCTCGCCTCTCCGATTCCCTCTTCCTGCTTGTTGAAGTTGGTCGCGCTCATCGGGGTGCCCTGCTGCACTACCTCGCCGGGTGCCGGGGTGTAGGTTTTGCTGCCGTCGCTGTTGACCTGTTCGGTGTAGGTGTTCGGCCTTTCGACTACGTGGTCTTTCCAATCCGTCTGCGGATAAGGCATTGTCTGTTCCCTCCCTTCTCAGCCTTATGTTTCGGTGATCGTAAACGCGAAGCGGTACAGAATACCTTCCTGCACGTTCCTGCGCAAAATGGATTCCGCCTTGTTCGCCCAAAGACTGCCATTGTGGTCGTAGAGCTGGACTTCCGTCACGGTGATGTCTCCGCTCAGCGTGTGGTCGATGATGAACGTGATCGCCACCCTGCCGTCATCCATGATGTACGCGCTGCGGATGTCCGCCGTGTAGTAGTTGCTGCCGACCTTGTACTTCGCAAACGCGATGTTGTCCTTGATGCAGTTCTTCAAGGCGGTCAGCGCCGTGTTCGTGAGCATGTGCTGTCTCTCCCTTCGTTCCGATGCTTGCATCCTTCGCACAGATACACAATGTTGCCCTTTTCGTCGATGAAGTGATCGGCTCCACTCTCATAGCACCGGCGGCATTTTCCTTCGCTGCTCCGATGCTTCAAAAGGTGCTTGAAAATCCCTCCGAACATTGAATCGTCCCCGTTTCTGGTCTTTTCTATAAAACACCTCCGCCGAGCGTGTACACGCCACAGGGGAGGTATGGATAGGGGAATGCGCCTGCTTCCGGCTGCGCTCTGATCTGCCTGTCTTCAAGCCCGCTCGTCATGTTGTACTGCGGGATTGTGCCGCAGAACGTGTA